CAAACACCCCCCCTTACCCCCCAAACGACACAAAAGGGCGCGAAGCGCGCGACCTCGTTTCCCGATGATTTTGAGCCGAACAAGACCGACCTCGACTGTTTTGCCGAGCAGGGCATCCACACGGCCGAACAGCGATCGGCGATTATCGCCCATTGGCGTGACCACCACACGGCCAAGGGATCGATGTTCAAGGATTGGCACGCTGCGCTGCGGACCTGGTTGCGGTCGCCCTACCTGAAGACCACTGGACCGCCGAGCGACAGCCGACAGCTGGCCCTTGTCCCCGGAGAACCCCATGCGCGACATCACCAAAACCGATTCCAGCCTTCCGGCCATCAACCCCGCCGATCCGGGTTCGATGCTGTTGCTGCCGGTGTGGCTCGGGTCGCTACAGCGCGCGGTCTCAACGGGTCTGGACGGGGAGCCGACATGGAGCCGCGTCCCGACGATCCCGGCGTCGTCGATGCCGACTGGAGCGCAGCGCAGAGCCATTGAGGGCCGCATCGCCCAGCTCGACCGGATGAGCATTCCAGGGCCGGAAGCGACCACGCTGCAAACCGTGACGGAAATCCTGACCTACTACGCTCACGGCAACGCGAACGAGACGCAGATCGCGATCAAGGCGAACATCTGGATCGAGGCATTGGCTGATGTTCCGGCGTTGGCAGTCGCCGAGGCAAAGCGCCGATGGTTCCGGGGCCAGCTTGGGGAGACCCGAGGCTTTGCTCCTGACCCTGGCGTGATCCGGCAAGCAGCCGAGGAGATCACGAAGATTGCGAGGGGCCAGCGCGTGCTCATGCAGCGGATCTTAGCAGCCCAGCCGGCGCCCGAGCTGCCCGCGCCGAACCCGGACGTCGCTGCGGCTGCTGCTGAGGTCATCCGCGCGATGGCCCAGGGCAAGGCCGCATGAAAGCGGCACTCCTCACCTTCGCTCTCTTCGCTCTTCTCTACGCCACCAAGGCGCCGGCACAGATTTGGGGATGAACAGATGACACCGGAACGGCTGCGGGAACTGCTGGAATATGATGCCCTTACGGGCGTGTTTCGCTGGCGCATTCAGCGCCAAAAGCACGTTGCCGGTTCGGTCGCTGGTACAAATCGAGAGGGGTACGTTGTGATCCGTACCGGCGGCAAGAACTACTACGCCCACCGGCTTGCGTGGCTGTACGTCTACGGCACTTGGCCCGAGATGAGGCTAGACCACATGAACGGCGATCCGGGAGACAATCGCATCGCCAATCTTCGTCTCGCTACTCACGCCCAGAATATGGCGAACGCGAGAAAACGCCGAGACCAGAAACACCAAAAAGGCGTGTCTGCGAGGCCTAGCGGACGTTTCGAAGCTCGCATCAGCTTGAACGGAAGGATGAAGAGCCTCGGATACTTTGACACTCCCGAGGGAGCCCACGCTGCTTATGTCGTCGCGGCGCATGAGCGCTCCGGTGAGTTCGCATCGGATGGAGAGCGTTGATGCTTACTGCGGAAGAACGAGCAGGCCTGCTGGCAAACTGGATGGCTCGGCACATCATAGGAGAGAACTTCGCGGCCGAGAGCGAGGCGTGCCGTAAGTGCGTGGCACAGGCGGCCACCGCCATCCGCGCTGCCGAGACTGACGCCCGCAACGCCGCGCTGGAAGAGGCGGCTCGGGAAGCGGAGGCGTACACCTTCATGGCTAAGGCAATCCGGTCTCTCAAAACCACAGAGCCCACTTCATGAACTTCATCCGAGACCCCGAAACGAGGGAAGATGCGAATGACCAAGACAATCAAGGTTTGGGTTGCCAAATACGCGCTGACCGATGGCGTCAAGCAGTTGGAAGTCGAGCCCGGTCGCGATCCGAAGTACGTCTACCATAGCTCGATTGGCCCGTGGGTTCACGCCCAATACCTGATGGGCCGGGACGCCTTCGCAAGTCGTGAAGAGGCCGTTGCCCGTGCTGAAAAGTTGCGGGACGCCAAGGTCGCCTCCTTGCAGAAGCAGATCAAGCGCGTTGCGGCCCTTAAGTTTGATCCTGCGCCGTGAGCTTCATCCGAGATCCCGAGCGCCTGGCTCTCATGCGCCGTGAGCCCAATGGCCGTAAGCATGGAGAATGATTGATGGCGAAGGCCAAAGAGCGCAAGGAACTGTTCGTCATTCGCGAGCCCAGCGGTCGCCCATCACGGGCCGTCGCGGATGCGGTGAAGCCGTGTTCGCCAGCCGAGGTCAGGCGCCTTCGGGATGCCGCGCTAGCGAACATGCATGACGAAGCATGGGGGTGGGAGATCGGGCGTCTGTTCCTTCAGGGGAAAATCTCAGCAGACGAGTTCGAGGCCGGCAAGCGTTGGCGTCGGCTCGTCGATGCATGGCGACAAGCCACGGGACTTCCAAAGCCGAGCCCGAAGGCCCTTGCAATGTTCTCAGGTCCGAAGTCAGAGCCAGCTGATCCTGATAGCGACGAGGGCCGCAAGGAAATCGCACGAGCTCGCGAGCTGACCACGGCGATGCTGGAGTCGCACGGCGTGCTCATTTCCTTTGGAATGCTGGCGGAGAATGCCGTTCGGCGCACCTGTGAGGACGACCTTGCACCGGAAGGGCAGGTGGGCCTCAATAACCTTGTTCGTGGTCTTGGGAGCCTATCGGTTCTATGGGGCTTGACACAAGGTTCGCGAAATGGCAGAACTTGAGCATTCCGACTTATGCCCCGGCCCGAGGAAGCTCTCGGCCGGGGTTTTGATTCAAGCCTATCGCTGGTCTAGCTCTCGGGGAGAGCGTCAGCCTTCCAAGCTGTACTAGGTGGGTTCGAGTCCCACGGCCAGCTCCAAATTCGACGCGGCCCGAGAAAGCCCGGTGCTTCGGCGGCCGGTAAAGTAGGGCGACCGAAATTCGCGGATCAAGCCGCGTCGAAACCCTTCAGGCCCCTCCGGTCAACATCAACCCACCTCCGTTGTCCCCTCGCCGGAACACGGGGCCTGATTCAAACACAGAGTTCGACGCGGCGGCGTGGATGGACACGCGCACCAACAACCCCAGCGGTGTTGGCCCATAATGCAGCGGGAGGCTTCGGAACGCGCTGGGGCGCCCTCCGTTTGCCAGTGATCGTTTGCCCAGGGCAGCCGGTATCAAGCTCGGCCCGCGTCGATTCATTCCCCACAGGAGCCCACGATGCTACGCTGGTTGCGATATGCGGCGCTCCCCTGGCTTGCGTGCCGGGTTGCAGGCCACGACACCTTTCCGCTTGGAAGCCGCTGCTATCGTTGCGGCAAGGCCATGAGCGAGTAGTGAGCCTCCTCATCCTCGGCGTTCTCGCCTGCTTCGCGCTCGGCTTCATCCTGACGCCAGGGGACTCGCAGCTATGAGCCTTCTCGTCCTCCTGATTATCCTCGTCCTGCACAAGATGGGTCACTTCACAGCAGAGTTTGATGGCCACCACCAAGAAACCCGACTCAATCATCCTCAAGAAGCTCTGGACATCCAAGCGCACCAAGTCCGAGCGCACTAGGCCAGGAAGGCCGCGTCGGAAGCCGTACAGGGGACAGGGAAGACCGTGATGGCAATTGACGTGGAACTCTTGGAGCGGCGCGTAGCTGTGCTTGAGGAGTTTATCGCGCGAATGCATTTGGCATCTCGCGGTGTCAGCGTTGCTGAGTACGACTCCTTCAAGGAACGCGCTATTGAGCGAGGCTCGCCGCTGTTTGAGATCACGGAAACGGTGCTTCAAGAGCCGAGAGACGACGATGCTCAGGCATGAAAGGCGCCGCCTCGTTCGCGAGATGATGGCCGCTCATGACGCCACTCAGAACAAGGCGGAAGAGGTCCGGCCCGCGTTCCAGTGGCGGGCTGCGAAACTGGCCCCGAAGAAGTACGGCGACAAGGTTGAGCAGACGCACGTTGGCCCTGACGGCGGGCCTATTCTGATTGCGACGGGGGTTGTCTGTGCCGGGGAGTAACCTGTCAGCCAGGCGGCTAGCGGCCAAGCGGCAATCGTTTTTAGATTTCATCGATTCGCTAGATACGACGAAAGTGTCCATCTTTGACATCCAAGGCGCTCCGTCTTGGAAGGCGTGGTTCGCCCAGGCGGAAGCTAAGCGGGCGTTACGGTCTGAACGCCGTAGAGCCGCCTGTGACCGTTGGCTTAATCGCCTGATTGCGACCGGCGTGGTGCGGGCGGGGGATCAGTGACGGTCTTCATTGGTGACGTGCATGGGCTGTTTAGCTCCTACACGGATATCATCCTTGAATGCGAGAACTCGATCCAAGTGGGGGATCTGGGTGTCGGCTTCATTGATACATACAGCGGTGAGGTTGCGCACGATCCGCCGACTGATTTGATGGCCGCTCGAGGGCATCGATTTATACGAGGCAATCACGATAGCCCGAGTGTTTGTCGGGGTCACCCTCAATGGATAGTGGATGGTCATGTCGAGGGCGACATGATGTTGATGGGCGGTGGGCTCAGTATCGACAGAGAGATGCGTCGCGAGGGGGCCGATTGGTGGGCCGACGAGGAACTGAGCGCGCCTGATCTGAATATCCTAGTTGGTCGGTATGTTGGCGTGCGGCCGAAAGTCGTCGTCACTCATGACTGCCCCGAGAGTGTTGCCACGCGCATGTGCCAGGCGCACCGCTGGCGCAAACTCGATTTCCCGTCTCGCACACGACAGGCACTTCAGTCCATGTTTGAGGCACACCAGCCCGACCTTTGGATTTTTGGTCATTGGCACCGCAGTTTCGACGAAGTGATCGAGGGCGTGCGGTTCGTCTGCCTCGCTGAGCTTGAGGCTCGGGAGTTCGACGTTTAGTATGACGACGCAGATTGAACTTCTCCAGGCTCGTATCGAGGAGCTTGAACGCGAGAACGCTCGCCTGCTGGACGATTTGTACGAGGCAGAGTACGGGCCAAAGCCGCGTCCGTTCACGCCCGAAGAGTGGAAAGCCTTCAATCTCCAGCTCATCAAAATTCAGGCGAACGATCTGGGCCTGAAGGGCGCTGAGAAGGTGGCGTTCATCGCCAAGGAAACTGAAGCCTGGTTGGCTAATCCTTCATGCCCGCCATCGACCTAGGCTATCGCGCGAGACCCCAGTTCGCCCCCTTCCACGCCCGCCAACAGCGCTGGGCTGTCATCGTGGCGCGCCTGCGAAGTATGACCCGCAGCTGCCGGCTGATTTTTTATCGAATAATCAAAGGGAATTAAACATGGCTCGCGGCGGGGTGCGTCCCGGCAGCGGGAGGCCGATTGGTGCTGTTGCCCAGATCGACAGGGAAGCCCGAGAGGCCGCCTTGGCATCGGGGATTTCGCCGCTCGACTTTCTGCTCGCTGCGATGCGAGACGATCAGCACGAGTTTAGCACCCGGTTGGATGCAGCGAAGGCGGCGGCCCCGTATGTCCATGCGAAGCTTGCCTCCGTCGTGGTGCAGGGTGATGAGGACAATCCGCTAAAGACCATCACGCGGGTGGAGTATGTCATTGTCCGCCCTCCCAATCGAAACACCTGAGGTCTTCGCGCCGCTCTTGCAGCCGAGACGCTTCAAGGGTGCATGGGGCGGGCGAGGATCGGGTAAGTCACACTTCTTCGCTGGCTACCTCATATCGCGCGCCGTGGGCCAACCTGGCTTTCGGGCGGTCTGCATTCGTGAGATTCAGAAGTCGCTCGCCCAATCGGTCAAGCAGCTCGTTCAGGACAAGATCGAGGCGTTCGGGCTCGCCCAGCAGTTCGACGTCCTGGAATCTGAGATACGAACGCCAGGCGGTGGGCTCATCGTCTTTCAGGGAATGCAGAACCACACGGCGCAGTCGATCAAGTCGCTTGAAGGGTTCGACGTAGCGTGGGTCGAAGAGGCTCAGTCGCTCTCACAAAAGAGCCTCAATCTGCTTCGACCGACGATCCGCAAGGAAGGCTCGGAGATCTGGTTCTCATGGAACCCGGATAACGAAAACGACCCTGTGGATAAGTTTCTCAGGATCAGGCCGCCGCCGAACGCCATCGTGGTCAAGGCGAACTACGCCGACAACCCATGGCTCACGACAGAGCTTCTGGACGAAGCCGAGATCGACAAGGGCGATCCCGACAAGTTCGCGCATGTGTGGCTGGGCGAGTACGCGAAGAGCGTTGAAGGTGCCTACTACGCCGACTCGCTCAGGATGGCTGAGGACCAAGGCCGAGTAACGCACGTCACGCTTGATCCGCTGCAAAGCCTCAAGGCATCGTGGGACCTAGGCATCTCGGATGCGACAGCCATTTGGGTGGCACAGTGGGTTGGCGGTCAGATCAACTTCCTCGACTACATTGAGGGTGAGGGGCAGCCGCTTAGCTATTACCTCAACGAGCTGCGCGTTCGTGGCTACGGGCAGGCTGAATGCATCCTGCCGCACGACGGCGCACATCCTGACACGGTGATGGCCACACGGTTCGAGGATCACGTGAGGTCGGCTGGCTTCAGCGTTCAGGTTGTGAAGAACCAGGGCAAGGGCGCCGCGATGAAGCGGGTTGAGGCCGGCAGGCGCTGGTTCCCTCGCATGTGGTTTGACGCTGATAAGACACACGCGGGTCGCAAGGCTTTGGCAGCGTATCACGAGCGCCGAGACGAGCATCGCGGGATTGGCTTGGGGCCAGAGCACGATTGGGCGTCGCACGGCGCGGACAGCTTTGGCCTGATGGCTACGGCTTACACCGAGCCGAGGAAGACCATCTCGCAGCAGACGAGGCCCAAGTCAGGCTTGGAACGAGGGTTCGTATGAGCACGCGTCCGCGCTCGTTACCGCCCTGTCTGAGGCCCGAGTTTGGCGTATTCGAGCGGATGGAATTGAAAGTCTGGTCGGTCGTCGGAACCTATTGGTGAAGCGATGAAACTCCGCCTCGACGTGGACGAGAAGTACCCGGTCTACACCGTCCACGAGGTCTCAGAAGTGTCCACACGGCTGTTCGCTTGGGACGCTGTCGAGATGAGCGAGACAGAGTGGCAGGACTATCAGGCTGTCGCCAAAGCCTGGGATGATTGGCAGAAGCGGCTAGGCAAGTGGATGGTGGAGCGTGTTCCGCCGACGCAGCCTGAGGCTCAAAGCCACGACGAATGGCTGTCCGAGTTGAATAAGAGACTAGACCCTGGTCCCAGAAACACGCTGCTACGGCGAGGTCCCAAGCAACCATTCTTGGGCCACGGGCGAGTGTGGGACGGCCGAACGAGCTACGACCGCAAGGCTGTGGACCATCAGGCTGAGGACGACGGGGCGTGACGAGCGACCTGTACGATTACCTGAGCCACGGCCTGAGTGGCGGCTTCGTACCGTTCATCGTGCGTACGGACGTTGAGCAAGCGAAGTTCTTGCGCTCAGAAGCGCGGCGTTTAAGAGCCGAAGCGCGAGATCTTGTGGCTAAAGCGCGAAAATTGGACGGGCGGTCGAGCGACAGCAAGGGCGAGAACGACGGGGCTTAAGTCTCTGCCTTCTCTTCGGAGAGAGGCGTAATCGCAGCGTGTTTTTCCAGTACGCGTAGTAAGTCCTGGCAAAGCGCCACGTGCGCTGGCTGGTCGCTGTGCGCGGGATTGTAAAAGTAACCTTCAGCGTTGGGTGGCCCCCACCGAAACGCTTCCAATTCCAGACAGAGCAGTTCCTTTAGCGTCCGCTCCTTGGTGATGTCGTCCAGTGGGTCCGCGACGGTGAACTCGACACCTAGTGCGCCATCTCTGGTAAGCATCAGAAAGCCCCCTGACACGTACTCAGTGACAGCTTCTTGAACAATCTTATCAATCTCTGCCGCAAGACGTTCGATTGTAGCGGGCGCATTCCACACGTTGGGCATTTCAGCGACCTCCGTAGGCGTCGGCCTTCTCTTCAGAGAGAGCGGCGTCGATTGCCGCGATCCATGCGCCATGGAAATGCGCCGCGCCCGCCTGACCGTGGAAGCGATGCCCGGCAGCTAACATCTCTGGCGTGATCTCCCGCATAGCGAGGATCGCAGCGCGGGCAAGGTCCGTATAGTACCCATTGGTGCAGACTTCGGGCGGGAAGCCTGTCGCTTCGCGTATTGCGCTTGCCACTCGTTCGACCATCTCGCTCATTCCAGCGACCTCCCTTTCATCACCTAATTATTGCCCCGAATTGGATCGTTAGCCAATGGCATCTGCGACTCGCAAAACCACAGAAAGCGAGCTCGCAGCGCTGCTGGAAGAACAAATCCGTGATGCCGTCAATTACGACGCATCCGATCTAGCCGCACGTCGCACCAAGGCCCTTGAGTACGTCCGCGGCGTGATGACCGACGTTCCGGCCATCACGGGCCGATCGTCCGTCGTCTCTCGTGACGTAGCCGACATGATGGGCATGATTATGCCCTCGATCATGCGGGTGTTCACGGGCTCCGACCAGATGGCTCGCTATGAGCCGACGCGGAAGGAGCACGAGCAGTTCGCCGCCCAGGCGACCGATCTCGTCAATCACATCGTGATGAAGGAGAGCGACGGCTACCGGCAGTTCCGGTCGGCGTTCGAGGACGGCCTGCTTCACGGCAACGGGTTCCTGAAGCACTACTGGGATCCGACGCCTGTTAGCACGACTGAGCGCTTTTCAGGGCTTGATGACGCCGCGTTCTCCGACCTTGTGGCAGCCGATGACGTCGAACTCCTTGAGCACACCGACTACCCTGACCCATCTGCGCCGCCGCAGGGTCTCATCGCCCCGCCTGCGCCCGTTGCGCCCACCGCTCCCGCCGAACCAGTTCTCCCTGGGGAGGTTGGAGCGTCAGAGGCAACTGGAGCTTCTGCTGGACTTGATGCTCTCGCAGACAGCACAGATGCTGGCGGGGCAGGAGCGCGAGAGGATGGGGCTCCTGTCGCTCACCTGCGGGATGGACTCCCCCCTGAGACGGTGGAGCCCACAGGGCCGGTCCCACTAGACCCCGAGGTTCCGCCCGGTCCTGTCGACCCGCTGCCGGCGCTTACCGCCCTTACGCAGGCAGCAAGCGTTGATCCGTTCGGGATGGATGCCCCTTCGCCCGTGCCGATGCTGCACGACGGCAAGATCAAGCGCACAGACAAGACGGGTCGCTTCCGCCTCGAGGCCCTGCCGCCAGAGCAGGTTCGTATCGACCGCAACGCACGCCGCATCACCGAGCGCGACGTGTCGTTCATCTCGCATCACTACACGAAAACTCGGAGCCAGTTGATCGAGGAGGGCTACGATCCCGACCTCGTCAACGACCTGCCCGCCTCGACCGAAAGCATGGAGAGCGACGACAGCGCCCGTGATCGGTACTCAGCCGGGAACGTCGCGGCCGACAAGAGCATGGATCTCATTGAGATCGATGAGTGCTACGTCCGCGCCGACATGGATGGCGACGGCGTTGCCGAATGGATCATGGCCGAAGTCGCTGGGGGAGCGAACGCCAACAAGAACGACAAGCACGGCCTGCTGAAGTGGGAAGAGTGGGGCGACGACCTTCCGTTCTCGGACATCTGCCCTGACCCGCAGCCTCACCATTGGGTCGGGCGCGGTATCTTTCAGCTGGCCGAAGATGTTCAGCGCGTTAAGACGGTTCTTTTGCGGGGCGCGCTCGACAACATCTATTGGGTGAACAACCCAATGCTCCAAGCAGTTATGACTCAGGTCGAGAACCCGGACGCGCTGCTCAATCCGCAGTTCGGCGCAATTTTGGAGGTCAAGACCCAAGGCGCAGTTACCCCGCTCCCGGTGCCGTTTGTCGCTGCCAATATCTATCCGATGCTTCAGCTCATGGATGAAATCCTGGAGAAGCGCACGGGTGTTTCCCGCAACACAGCGGCCCTCGATCAAGACGCGCTTGCTAATCAGACCGCGACTGCCGTCAACGCCATGCAGTCGGCCGCTCAAACACAAACGGAGGAGTACGCGCGCAACATCGCGGAATGCGGTGGCCTTCGTCGGGTGTTTGCTTGTGCGCTTCGTCTGATTGTGAAGCATCAGGCCAAGGCCCGCACCATCCGCCTTCGTGGCAAGTGGGTGGAGATGGACCCGCGCGGTTGGGACGCCGAGATGGATGTGTCGATCAACACGGGGCTCGGCACCGGATCGCGCGACCGCGACCTTCAGATGCTCCAGGGCATCGCGCAGAAGATCGAGTTCGTAAACCAGGGCCTTGGGCCGATGGTCTCCTCCAAGCTGGGGCTTGGCCCGCACAAGGCGTTCAAGGTCTACCGGGATATGGCCGAGGCTGCTGGCGTTCGGTCGCCCGAGCAGTATTTCCCCGAGATCACGGAAGAGGATGAGAAGCGGCTGATTGCCGAGCAGGCACAGCAGGGTCAAGCGCCCGATCCGAAGATGCTTGAGCTTCAGATGAAGGGCCAGATGGAGCAGGCGAAGTTCCAGGCCGAAACACAGCGCGAAGAGGCGAGAGCCGCGAGAGAAGCCCAAGCCGAACAGGCTAGGCTCATTTGGCAACAGCAGGCCGAAGACCGGAAGATGCAGCGCGATGAACAGCGCCAGCAGGTGCAGTTGGAGCGCGAGGCCGCGAAAGAGGAGCGGCAGGCTCAGGCTGATATTGCCGTGAAGGACTTTGAGGCCAGGCAGAAGGCGCGGCTCGCCGAGCAGGCTCAAGCTTTTGCAGAGCACATGGCGTTACTGAACCACAAGCTTGAACGCGAAAGAATGGAATGGAACTTGGGTCTGAGACGCGAGGAAATGGCCCTTCACGCGGGCGTTCGTGATGTTGCGACCATGCCGGCGGCCCAACCCGCGGCGGAAGGGATTTAACGATGGCTGCTGGCCCTCTCATGAACCTCGGCATGGGGATGGGCTCTCCTGGCCCGTCCATGGCTGCCTCAGACCCGAACGGCGTCGATGCCGCGTGGTATCTCCAGACCTATCCCGACGTGGCGCAGGCCATTCAGCAGGGCACGGTGCGCACCCCCGCTGAGCATTATTCGATGTTCGGCAAGGCCGAGGGTCGTCAGCCGAACGCGCAGGCGGCTACTGCTACTCAGGTCCCCGCTGGACCCCCGCCGCCGCCGCCATTCAGGCCGGGCGGTCAGGATGGCAAGGCACCGATGGCAAACGGGCAAGCGGCCCCTGATTGGGTGACGGCTGCCCGTCAGGCCACTGCCGGCATGAACGCGATGCCCTTCGTGCTCAATCCGCAGATGCTGAGCGGGTCGGATCAGATGGCGAATGGGCGATTGCTCTTTCCGAGAGCATCGCAGTTTGCAAAGCCTACTGCATCGAACCAAGGCAACTATTCAGGGCTTCCCTCGGGCCAAGGCAACTATTCAGGGACTCCGGCAAGTTCGTTGCTTGGCGATCCCGCGGCACAGCAGCAGGCCGAGCAGAACGCCCTTCTAGCGCAGCTGCTGTACCAGGCGCCGGGGCAGGGCGGGAACTGATGAGGAGGCTCTGATGGGACTTGGCCAATTGCTCGATGATTACGGCAGGGCTTTCCACGCGGCCAAGGTCACAGACGGGAACCGTGGGACTAAGCAGCGAGCCGACGCGGCTCGGGTGGCGCTGGTAGATGCCTTCCGCGCGGCCGAGCGCGACGCGCTAGATATGGCAGCGCGCATCGCGGATAGCTTCGCCGTAAAAGAGCACGACGACGGTGCGATCATCGCGCGCTCAATACGGGACGCGATGGACGGCAAACGTGAGGAACCGAAGAATGGAAGCCCGCCGCTCCACCGTCATCAAGTCTGACGAGGAAATCCGTACCGCATCTGAAAAGCGGACCAAGGACGGCAAGGTGAGCGACAAGGTGGCCGAGGATCTGAGGCAGCGCGAAGCCGAGCGCGCCAAGGCCGAAGCGGCTTACGCGAAGAAGATTGGAATGGCCTCGCCTAAGAGCCCTACGTTCAGACGCAAGGGATCGACGGTAAGCTTTTGAATGAGCGGAGGGGTAAGCCCGCATGACCGAATCCGAGCGCCTTGCCCTAGAGGCCGATCGCCTTCTGACACAGGAGCCGCTACTGGACGCGGCCCTGGCCAGGATGGAAGCCGCCGCGGTGAACAGCATCCTGACGGCAGAGCCCGGCGGGGATCGTGACAGGCTCATTGGTGCCATCACGGTCAACGTCATTCGAGATTTCAAGGCGAGCCTTCGGACCTACATCCAGAACGCCAAGTCGGAAGTCGCCGCGCAGAATCGGGGCGGCGGGTACGTTTAATGATCGCGAATAAGCCGTATCACTATTGGCCCTGGTGGTTTGATCAAACGGCCGAGTTCAGGCGCAAACGAAGATTTTAGAGATCAAGGCCCCTAACCGGGGCCTTTTTCGTGAGGCGAGCGACGTAACAGCCGCCAAGCCGCTTTTTGCGGTTCGATCTTTCAACCCAAACTCATTGTGAGACCTATGGCTACCGAAGACGAACAGACTGCGCCTGCGGCCGCAGTTGACGCACCCGTGACACCCGAGGCTGTCATCCCGCGTCCGCTTGAAGCTCCGCTCTCAGCCTCGGCAGCCGCCGAGATGTTGGCGGACTGGAAGCCAGACGACGCCCCTGAATTGCTCAAACCTTCTGAGCCCGACGCCCCTGCGGTGGCTGAGGAATCTCAAGAGGAGGCGCAGCCGACTGCCGAAGCGCAGGAGGCTGTTCCGGCCGACGAAGAGAAGGCCGAGCCCGACCCTAACGCGGAAGAGGAACTAGTCGCTCACGGAAACATGAAAGTGCGCCTGCGTGACCGCACTTCTGTGACCGTAGCAGAGGCCAAGCCTCTTATCGAAGCAGGACGGGAATATGAGCGGATCAAGCCGCAACTGGAACAGCGTTTCCAGGAGCTACAGGCTCGTGAAGCTCAGCTCGCTCAAAAAGATCAGTACGCTCAGCACGTTCTGTCGCTAACCCAACAGTTTGCGCAGACGAAGCTTCCCCAGCCCCCCGATCCGAAGTTGGCAACGGAAGACCCCATCGAGCACTACCAGCAGATGGTCCTTTACAATCAGGAAATGGGGCAGTTCCAGCAGTTGCAGCAGGCACAACAGGCGCGCATGGCTATGGCCAAGCGTGAACATGATGTGCAAGCGGCACAACGGCTAACTCAGGAAACAAACAAACTTCTGTCTGTACGTCCTGAGCTAAGGGACCCCGCGAAGGCTAACGACTTCACGAGAGCATACTCGGAAGCCGCTAAGCTAATGGGCTTTAACGACGAAGAAGCAGCGAACGTACACGATCACCGTTTGGTGGTCGGCGTTGTTTCTCTCTATGAAAAAGCCAAGCGGTGGGATGAGCACCTTGCCAAGCAGGCGGCCCAAAAGACCGTCGTGCAGGCCAAGGTAGCCACGGCAGTCCCGGTGGCAGCGCCCACAAAGCGCGAAGCACCGAAGGCCGCCGATCAGGCAAAAGCTGATGAACTGATCCAGAGAGCGATGAAAACCGGCCGCCCCGGCGATGCTGCGGCGGCTCTCGCCCTCTTTGATTAAGGTTCATTTCCATGGCAGTTTTGACCAACACGTTTACCGTTGCGAACTCCACTCGCAATCGGGAGACGTTTTCCAACATCATCGACCGCATTACGCCTTGAGTTTCTAGGGCCTTTCACCGGCAACGGTGATCGAACATCGGGTGAATTGCTGGGAAGCCCTAACGTGAAGTCGAGGGTAATCAGCAGCCAAGCCGCATACGTAAGCCGCAAGGCCCAGGGATGCGGAAGGTTCAACGACTAGGCGGTGACGAAAGAATAATCCGCCCACGAGCGCCCGACTACCGTACCATCCTCTCCTTAGCTTCGGCCAAGTAGGGTTCTACAATCTGCCTCTCATCCTCGGTCATTAACCCGAGGTCAAAACAGCGGTGGTGAGTAGGACACAGCGGCACCAAGTTCCACGGTGCAACTGGTCCGCCATCGCAATGCGGAACTAGGTGAGCCCATTCGGCCACCCGATCTTCACCACACACGATGCAGAATGGAGCGCGGTTCTTCACTCGCCACGTTCTCAGGTGCTTACGCGCCTGATCGCGGGCGCGTTGAGCATCGCTCTCAATGTATTTGCGCCGTGTCTTGGCGACGCTGGCGGGATTAGCCCGCGCCCATTCTCGGGCGTAGGTCGTGATCTTCGCGCGGTGCTTTTGTTGATGCTGCTTCTGCCAAACGAACCCCTTCGATTTGGCGTAGCAGTTTCGGCAAAGCCCGTGGGCTCGGTGAGGGGTGACTGTCGTTCCGCAGGCCTGACAGGCAGGTAGGTTGTGCTTCGCTGACCACATTGGCGAAACATAGCATGGCGACGGTAGATGATATAGTCTGAACTCACGCGGAAACCGTGAGAAGCGTGGATAAAGAGCCGCGCGATAACACAATTGGAAGAGACCCCCTTCTACTCCATGTTGGAGAAGGAGACCGTTGAAGGCACGAAGCCAGAGTGGAGCAATGACTCCATCCGCGTTCCCGTGCTGACCAACAAGCAGTTGGAAGGTGACGTCTACACCTACAACGCCATCACGCCGACCGTGCGCGTTGGCAACTACACGCAGATCTCGCGTGAGTCGTTCGTCGTGTCTCGGACGCAGGAAGCTGTGTCCAAGGCCGGGCCTCAGTCGGAACTCGGTCGTGAACGTCAGCGCGCGGGTATCGCGCTCCGTCACGACATCGAGGCTTCGATGCTGTCGAACAACGCCTCCATCGGTGGCGCGACGCGACAGAGCGCTGGTATGCGCGCGTGGCTCAAGACCAACGACAGCTTCGGCGCTGGCGGTGCGTCTGGCGGCTTCAACAGCGGCACGGGCGTCGTAGACGCTGCGACTGCTGGAACGCTCCGTGCGTTCACGAAGACGCTCCTCGATGAGGGCATTTCGCTCGCTTACGCCTCTGGCGGCAATCCCAAGATCATCATGGGATCGCCCTGGAACAAGCGTGTGTTCTCGACCTTCATGTCGGACGCCAACGTGGCGAACCTGCACATGACGGCGTCGAGCAACGAGCAGGCGACCATCCTCGGCGCGGCTGACGCTTATCTCTCCGACTTCGGACTGATGAGCTTCGTTCCGAACCGCCAGATGGCCCGCACCTCAGCCACGGTCGCCTCGTCCGTGTTCCTGATCGACCCGGACAAGGTCAAGAAGGGCTTCCTTCGCCCGATTCAGGAAGACAAGGACGTGACCACCAACGCAGACGCGACCGCCAAGGTCATGCTCTGCGAGTGGTGTCTAATGGTAACGAATGAGGCCGCGCACGCCGTCGTGGCCGATGTCTATGGGCTAACTGCGTCCACCTAATCGGTGACGTAGCTCTTGCAAAAACGGTGTTGGCGGTTACACTCGTAATTGCCAACACCAACCCAGAGCCTCCCATGAATGCGCCGAGGAACTTTACTGGATTCCGCCACGGCTCGCTTGTTGCTCTTAAGGACATCGGAAGTGATGCCAAGGGGCGTCGAAACTGGCTTTGTCAGTGTGACTGCGGCCAAACGGTATTTCTGCCCTCTACAGCCCTTCTAAACACCGTCTCGTGCGGCTGTCGCCACACCAAGCATGGCTACGCATCTCGCGGCGCTAAGACCAAGGCGTACCGGACGTGGGAGAGCGTAAAGAAGCGCTGTCACGATCCTAAGCAGCCTCATTATCCGAGGTTCGGCGGGCGAGGCATCAAGTTGTTTGAGCGATGGCATTCGTTCGATGCCTTCCTTGCCGACGTTGGTGAGCCTCCATCTGACCAACATGTCCTCGGGAGGATCGACAAGGATCGGGACTATGAGCCCGGTAACTGCATGTGGGCCACCAAAGATGATCCCGCTGGAAAGAGCGGCCGAAGGGCGGTTGACCTTACCGGCCGCCGGTTTGGGAGCTTGGTTGCGGTACACGAGATGCCCTTCGCAGGCGGGCGCCGTAAATGGCTCGTCCGATGTGACTGTGGAACTGAAAAAGAAATGGTGGGAGCCTTCTTCGCACAGGGCAGATTGCGATCATGCGGCTGCGAAAGGGGATTGCGCATTGCGGTATCAAAAACCGTTCATGGGCAAAATCAAAAGAGCAAACGGTCTCGGGTCTACGGCACATGGCACGCGATGAAAACGCGCTGCAATAACCCGAACACGAGCAACTTCCACCACTACGGCGGTCGGGGCATCAAGGTCTGCGAGCGCTGGAACAGCTTCGAGAACTTCTACGCCGACATGGGCGACCCGCCGAAGGGCTATAGCCTAGACCGGATTGACGTGAACGGTGACTACAGCCCTGAAAACTGCCGATGGGCCACAGCCGCTGAGCAGACAGGAAATCGACGGATTGGCCTTAACGAGGAGCAGGTCAGGTTTGCCAGAGCCAATCGGCACCTGAAGCTCCGAGAGTTAGCCGCGATGTTCGGTGTGACAGAGAACTGCCTGTCCGCTGTCCAACGAGGCAAAACCTGGAAGCACATCGCCTAATCCGATCCCCTCCGGGATCTGATGCCAAGCCGCTCCTCGGGGCGGCTTTTTCTTTGACCTCATATCCCAAGAAGAGGGTCCACCGATGTTCAGACGGAATGTTCAAACCACCACGGGGCTCGTTGCGAGCACCACGCAGACTCAGGCGGGCGCATTGCAGCTTGAGCAGGGCGTCAACGATGTCGTCACGGTCGGGACTGCGGCGGACGCCGTGAAGCTCCCGAAGGCCACCAAGGGCAAGACTTGTGTGGTCATCAACTCGGCAGCGGCCAACGCCATGGGCGTGTTCCCGGCGCCGGGCGACAGCATCAACGCCCTCGCTGCGAACGCTGTCTATTCGCAGACCGCCAACAAGGCTGTCCTTTTCGTCGCTGGCCGCGAAGGCCGGTGGTTCTCGATCCCGGCGTAACGCCTCCTCTCATTTAAGGAACCACGCACATGGCAGAGAAGCGCAAGCCTGGCCGCCCGAGACTGGACGCGGCCAAGGGCCAGAAGATTCCTGACGCGAAGCACCTTGAGAAGAGCGGCGATGACAAGTCGGGCTCGGACGGGGTGCATGTCCCCGCCGATCCGTCTCAGACGCCCCCGAAGGACCCGACTGAGACCGGCAAGCCGCAGCCGCAGGCTGATGTGATTGCCAAGGGTCGCCCGGAAGGCACCAACCCCGAGCCGCCGACTGCCTTGGTGTCGGAGCTGGACGTTCCGGGTCCGGGTCGCCTTCCGACCGACCACTCGGGCAGCGTGCTCGTTAAGGAGCACTACAACGCCAACCCCGAGCAGCTGCTCACCCAGCAGGGGCCGAACCAGCCGCCCGAGAACTTCCCCGAGGGCACGGCTGAGCGTGATTACGCCGAGGCCGAAAAGCTTGGCGAGAAGCAGCGGGCCGACGCTCAACGCGAGTCAGACCGCGGCACGGCAGAGCAGTACCGCCGCGATCCCATGGTCCAGCGGGCTCACGAGGAGAACCGCCGCATTCTCGAGGAGATCGAAGAGGCGGGTCACAAGGAGCGCGTTGCTGCTCAGCGTGAGTCCGACAAGGGCGACGCTTTGCAGGACAAGAAGACCCCCGAGCAGGCCCGCGCCAATGAGCGTGCCATCGCCGAGCGTCGTCGCATCGAAGAGCTGCAGCATGAGCAGCGTGTGGAGGCAGAGAGAGTGTCGAACGAAGCACCGCAGCCGCTTGAGACGAACCTTCGGGTTGAACAGCCCGAGGCGGCGCCGACGAAGGCCAAGCCGAAGATGGTCGAGGTCGAGCTCAAGCGAAAGTACGCGCCGATCTCGTGGGAGAACGAGGACGGCGAGCTTCAGAGCCAGTCCGGCGAGGTCATGCGGACGCTGCCCGAGGGCACGGTGGTCAAGGTGTCCGAGAAGGAAGCCCAGCGCATTCTGCACCTGAACGGCATTGCCGTTCCGACCAAGCAGACGTTCGCGTGAGCATCGCGACGAAAACGACCGTCGAGGTGGGCGACCCCCTCGACGATCCGTTCGGCGGGAAGGGCGAGATTACTGCCCGAGCCCCAGACAGCGTGACGTGGTCGGCTGAGATCGAGCCGGGCGTGTTTGCGGTCTGCAAGCGCACGATCACCGACCCTCTTTTTCAAGCCAACAACGAGCGGCTGAAAGAGTCGGAAGGCAAGCGGTTCGGTGACGGCCAGATCGTCGCCAGCATCGACCTGCCGACCTACTACTCGACCATCCTTCCTGCCGTGCAGGCTGGTGATGACGGGTGGGTGAAGCGGTGGATCAACGACTCTGAAAATCGTCGCTATCGCACGTTCAGGGGCCGGATTTAACCATGGCCATCACCAGCTACTCAACGCTTCAGGACGCCATCACGACCTGGGCGATGAGAGCCGGCGACACGGATTTCGAGGCCCAAGTCCCCGACTTCATCACCGCCGCCGAGCAGATGTTCAACTACGGCTTTGGTGACATTCCGGCCCTGCGGGTGTCGGAGATGGAGACGAGCGACACGCTGACCCCTACGGACGGCGTAGCGACCCTGCCCGATGATTTTCTGGAGCTCCGGTCGGTTCGCTCAAACTCCAGCCCGAACGCGAGCATGGGCGGCTTGGTCTCTCCCGACTTCGGAGTTGATGAATACGCCTACTCGTCGGCCTCGGCGACGCCGAACGGCTATGTGCTCTCGGGCGGGACGATCATCACCTACCCGCACGGCACGTCGGATATCATCGTCAGCTACTACGCCAAGATCCCCGCGCTCTCGGACGCAAACCCGACCAACTGGCTCCTGACGAAAGCGCCGATGGTCTACCTGTATGGGGCCCTCCTCCATGCCGCTCCGTACATGATGGACGATGTACGAGCAGCAGCCCTCGGGACCATGTTCAAGGGCTTTGTGGACGGCCTGGTGAACACGGATCGCAAGGCTCGGTGGGGCAATAGCCGTGTTCGCCTGCGGGCTCCGACGCCATGAGGGTCGTCGTTGGCGGCGAAGCACCTCTTTGGGCGCAGCAGCTAGAGAACTCGATCAACGCGGCGATCCAGAGCGTGCAGCAGGCCATCAAGCCTCCATACATCGCCAAGGCCAACCTTCCGACTAGCGGCTCAATTCGCTTAGCCATCGTGACTGACGAGGCTGGGGGCGAGGTGCTGGCATTCTTTGATAGCACCGGAGCCTGGCGACGGGCGACGGACAGAGCGGTGGTATCGTAAATGGCAAATACACCGACCACTCGAGGCCGCTACCAAAAACAGGCGACGGGGGACAACTTCAATAGCTGGGGCACCGAGCTAAATGCTGGTGTCGTCGATATGGTCGACGAGTCCATTCACGGCGTCGAGACTATCACGGTCAATGGCGACGCGACGCTTACCTCAAACAACTACATCTCCGATCAGGCCCGCAATCGGGTTTTCCGCCTTGTACCAGGCGCGGTCGCGGCCCCCTTCACCGTTACGCTCCCCGCCACCGAAGACTGGCACATCGTTGATAACGCAACGGCCTATGACTGCACGCTCACGCCTTCCGGGGGCACGGGCGCGGTTATCCCGGCTGGTCGGGCATGCAAATGGTACACTAACGGCACGATTGCCTACGCCATTGATCCTGTAGCGACAGCAACAGCCGCAACCGCCGCCTCCGCTACGGCGGCCGCCGGATCGGCCACTGCCGCTGCAAATTCTGCTACGGCAGCAGCCAATTCTGCGACGGCATCAGCGAACTCCGCTACGGCGTCGGCGACCAGTGCGACCTCGTCAGCAACATCGGCAACGAGCGCTGCAAGTAGCGCATCGCAGGCCGCCGCCAGTGCTGCGGGGGTTAATCTCCCTGCGGTCACGGCTGCCGACGCAGGCAAAGCGCTGACAGTCAACAGCGCGGGTAGCGGTTACGTTGTCGCCTCTGGTGCGAGTCTCACCGATGCTCGCACCATGTGGGTTGAGATCGCGAAGCTGAAGGGCACCTTCGCGGGCCTCGCTGCTGGCATCGTGGACGACTACAAGGACCAGACGGGGATCAACACCGGGTCCTCGGTGAACGCGGCCTACGACAGCGCGAACAACCTGTACGCCAATCGTTCCGTCGATACGTACACGACGGCCCTGTTCCATCTCGACGGCACCAACGGCAGCACGACCTTCACCGAAGAGAAGGGAAAGACGGTCACCAACACCGGCTCGGTCACGGTCTCCACCGCGCAGAGCAAGTTCGGGGGCGCGTCCGGTCTCTTCGGTTCCGGCAAGTACCTCTCGGTCCCGAACAGCGCCGACCTCAACATGGGGACCGGCAACTTCACCATAGAAGCTTTCATCTACCCGACAGCCGTAGGGCCGTCGTACATCTTCCAGAAGGACGGGCAGTCCGGCGTCAACTTCGAGCAATATCAGCTCATGATGGACGCCTCGCGCCAACTTGTTGCGGTGGTTTCCAATGCGGCCGCGAGCGGCGCGGCTACCACACTTACATCTGCTGCAACAGTCACCTTGAACACGTGGAGCCACGTTGCCCTTGAGCGTCTGGGCAATGTGTTCACAGTCTACTTGAATGGCGTTTCCGTTGCTACGGCGACGGTTAGCATCGATCTGACTTCAACCAACCTCCCGCTCCGAATCGGCACGGACCGAACGCTCGCTAGCTCCTTTACGGGTCACATCGACGAAATCCGCATTTCGAAAGGGACGGCGCGCTACGGCGGCGCGTTCACGCCGCCGACCGCAGCTTTCGATCTCTTTAGCAGCACTCCCGCCGTGATGGACCTCCGCTCGGCCACCTTCACGGCGGCAGCGGTGCCCACCACTGCGAGCCTGTTCCTTGAAGTGAAGCCCACCACAGGCACGATCACGGCCAACACAAACCTCCTGGGGAAGATTTCCCGCGACGGAGGGACGACCGAAACGCTCCTGACGCTTATCAAGACGGGCACGCTGTCGGACGGAACCCAACTCTTCGAAGCCAACGCCGCGGACATTTCGGGCCAGCCCTCCGGCACGTCCATGCGCTACCGCGCGCAGACTGTCGGAACGGCAGATGGTGTTGAGGTGCGCGCCGCAGTGTTCCAGTGGGGATAAGAGACCATGGTTGATGTTTTCACTCTCCGTGACCCCAATGCGGTTCCCGTCGAAGTCTCCAACTTCCAGGGCCGCACGATGCTCCGCAAGGCCGGGCTCTTCGATGCAGTTCAGGACAGCATCAACGCCATTGCCGACCCGCTTGAGAAGGCCATTGCTCAGGACGCTTTTGAGCGCGGCACTTTCTCTCGCAACAGCGCCTTGCTCGCCTCGATCACGGCAGAACTCAACCTCACCTCAGAACAGGTGGATGAGATGTTCCGACAAGCTGTGGAGATCACGGCATGAGCGGCGGACCTCGCCCCTATGCCAACCGTGGCGTCTACAACCTCGGCATGGGCGTTCCGCAGGATCGTCAGTCGAGCGTCATCAACGATGGCTCGTGGGTCAAGCAGCCCGACATTGTGACGGGGGGCGGTGGCAGCGGCGGCGGCGAGGACAGGGGCTTCCTCGATTGGTGGGGCTCGAACATCTCCTACGCCGGGCCTTACAGCGAGGCGAACTCCTACGGGTTCCATCAAACCGGGAATACCTACACGGCTCCGAACGGTAGCACCTACACGATGCAGGAGAGCCAGGGGACTCCCGAAGTCCGCACGCCGCAGCCGGACGTGTTCCAAGCCTACCAAGAGACACCCGAACAGGCTCAGCAGCGTGCTTCGCTCCAGAACCAATACAACACGACGCAGATGTCGGGCTACTCGGGCGGGGTCATCAACTCGGCCTACGGGACGCCACAGACGGGCAATCCGTTTCAAGTGAACGACCCTTCTGCCCCAGGAGCCTCCATGCCGTGGAACCAGCCCTGGGGGCAGCCAGGGTACGGCGGACCCACGGGAGGCGCCTCTACGGGCGGCTTTGGGGCTCCTACGCAGGGTTTCGGGCAGGGGCAGACCCCGCAGGGCTCTGGATGGGGCGGCGTGTTCTCGAACAAGAACCCGTGGGCGGCCAGCTAAATGCCGCTCGCCAAGATCGAGTTCAAGCCGGGCTACATGAAGGACGAGAGCGCCCTTCAGGCTGAAGGAGCTTGGATCGATGGCGACCGGATGCGGTTCCGCCGCGGCAAGCCGCAGACCATCGGCGGGTGGGATTTGGTCACGTCACAGACTATCGGCGGTGCCGCTCGTGGGGCGCATGACTGGTCGGACCTGAGTGGCACCCCCCTCCTCGCTTGCGGCACCGCCACCAATCTCTATGCCTTTGTGGGCGGAAGCCGGCTCGACATCACGCCCTATGTCACGCAGGGCGTTCTCTCGAACCCGTTCACGACCGTAAATGCGACCCCCACCGTCACGGTTGCTCATGCCCAGCATGGCTTGAAGACCGGCGACACAATCACGTTCTCGCCGTCCGATGCGGTTGGTGGTCTCACCATCTCGGGGACGTACACTGTCACGGTCCTTTCGGTTGACAGCTACACGATCACCCATGGCTCGAACGCCACTTCGGCCGTCTCCGTCGCGGCCGGGGGGACGGTGGACTTCTATGCCCCTCTTGGAGCGGGCAACGTCGACGGCACGGCGACCGGGTATGGCACGTCCACTTACGGCAGCGACGTGTACGGGGCCTCGACGGTCTCGGATACCGAGCCCCGCATCTGGGCGATGGACAACTGGGGCGAGCGTCTTCTGGCCAGCCCGAGGGGAGGGGCGCTGTACGAGTACGCCCCGGCTAACTCCTACCCGGAGCTGGCCGCGAACGGCACCTTTGCCTCGACGGCATCATGGGCGACCGGCACCAACTGGTCCATCGCTTCTGGCGTAGCGACCAAGACCGCTGGTTCGGCCACGAACCTGTCTCAAAGCGTCTCAGGCTTGGTTCTGAGTGGCTACGTCTATGAGGTGACATTTACCGTAGTGCGCACGGCAGGCACGGTGAAGTTTCAGGTCAACGCAGGTTCGGTGCTGGATGTCGGCGGCTTCCCGACCACCACTTCGGCTTCGACCGCGATCAACAAGTCGGGCACTTACACCCGCCAGTTCTACGCGCCGTCGTCCGTCACCGACATCGTGTTCGCCGCTGATGCCGCCTTTGCCGGGACCATCGATAACGTCTCGCTGAAGCTCTACAGCCGGGCCTACCGCATCACCACGGCGCCAACGAACATCGACTATTTCTTCGTTGATCCGAACCGCATCGTGGTCGCCCTCGCCACGCAGGAAGCGGACGGCGACTTCAACCCGCTCTTGGTTCGCTGGTCCGATCAGGACAACAACCGGCAATGGATACCTGACACTGACAACCTCGCCGGGGAGTTCACATTGGCCTCAGGCGGCCGTGCTCTGACGGGCATCGCCACTCGCCAGCAGAACATGGTTTGGACCGACTCGTCGCTCTATTCGATGCAGTTCTCGGGCGACACCAACGCCTTTTCGTTCCGCCTCTTAGGGACGGGCTGCGGTGCGATCGGGCGGAACGCCTGCACGGAGCACAACGGTATCGTCCTGTGGATGAGCCAGGAGGGCTTCTACATCTTCCAGGGCGCGGTGCCGCAGAAGATTGACTGCACCATCGCCCGAGATGTCTACGACCACCTCGCCTTGAATCAGAACGACAAGATTTTCGCTGGGATCAATGGCGGTTTCGATGAAGTCTGGTGGTTCTATGCCGACAGCCGGGACGGGATCGAGTGCTCTCGGATCGCGGCATTCAACTGGATCGAACAGCACTGGGCCTCGCATCAGATACCCCGCTCATGCTGGCTGTCGTCGGGCATCTTCCCCTACCCGATTGGGTTCGGAACGGACGGGGTGCTCTACTACCATGAGCGAGGGAATACGGCGGCGGGTAACGCGCTGAACCCGTACATCATCTCAGGGGATTTTGACGTGGCCGATGGGCACACGTTGATGGTGATCCGCCGCATCGTCCCCGACTTTGACGATCAGGTGGGCGACGTGGCCTTCACCCTCTACTCCAAGCCGTTCCCGAACGGGTCGGAGTTGGTTGGTGGGCCGTACACCGCCTCGACCACGACGCAGATGCTCAACATGCGGCGCCAAGGCAGGCAGTTCCGTTTGAAGCTCGCTTCGACAGCGACCAACTGCTTTTACCGGGTGGGCGCTCTGCGTCTTGACGCTATGCCGACTGGGGCACTTCGCTGACCGAGGCTGAGACGGCTTGGATTCGTAGTGAGTTCGAGCGCTGCCGAAACTGGATAGAAGCCGCCCTCGACCGGTTTCCGCTGCGCACGCACGATGCAGAGCATGTCCTGGCCGATCTTGAAGCGGGCCGTGCTCAAATATGGCCGACCCCGAACAGCGTCTGCGTCACGACTATCAACGAGCACCCCACCGGGCTCAAGACCCTGCACGGTTGGCTCTGCGGTGGCGACCTTGACGAGATCAAGGCCACTGTTGCTCGCCTAGAGAATTACGCCCGAGAGATCGGTTGCGATGCTGCCACGATAGCGGGTCGTCGCGGGTGGCTCCGGGCATTCGATCAGTATCAAGAGGCCGCGTGTTTGATGGCAAAGGATTTGACATGAGCAGCAAAGGCGGCACGCCCACGCAAACCACCACGACCGACGAGAGCAAGCAAGCTCCGGCCTACGTAACGGCGGCTCAGCAGAACCTCATCAGCCAGGGCGGGAGCATCCTCTCGCCGTTTCTGAACCAGCCCAATTTCGGGATCATGGGCCAGAACCCCGATCAGCAGCAGGCGTTCGACTACGCTCGTCAGATGGCGGTCGATGCGTTCCCGACGACCAGCACTGGCGGCCCTAGCGGCCCGGCCTACACGGCGCCGGGCGCCTATCAGGCGGCGTCCTACACGGCTCCAGGCGAATATTCGAGCGCTGGCGGCGGCAACATGGTCGATGCCGCCACGGGCAAGTTCACGGCAGGCAACGCCGCGCAGATTGGGGCTGACGAGTACAAGCCCTTTTTGAACGCCTATACCCAAGATGTCGTGAACACCTCGCTCGCGAACATGCGTCGGCAGAACAACGACACCCAGGCGCAGATCGGCGCGAGGGCCGCCGCTGCGGGTTCATTTGGAGGATCGCGTGAAGCCATCATGCGCGGGCAGCAGAATCGCTCCTTCGGGGAGCAAGCAGCCTCGACCACGGCGCAGTTGATGGCTCAGGGCATGGACAAGGCGCAGGCTCTTGCGGCTCAGAACGCGGCCATGCGTCAGCAAACGGGGATGCAGAACACCTCGCTTGAGAACGCCACGTCACAGTTCAATGCCGGGCAGCAAAACCAAGTCCGCGAGTTCAATGCGGCATCGAACGACAAGATGAGCCTCGCTGACGCTCAGAACCGCAATCAGTACGGTCTCAGCGCCGCGCAGATGGCCAATCAGTTCGGCCAGACCGCTGCTCAGCAGGCGAACCAGTACGGTCTCAGCGCAGCCCAGATGGCGAACCAGTACGGCCTCCAGGCACCGGGCATTCAAGACAGCCTCGCGAACAACGCTCAGGCCCGCCAGTTGAAGGCATTGCAGCAGCTTCTCGCGACCGGCAATCAGCAGCAGCAGTTCGGCCAGTCCGCGGTCGATCTGCCATTCACGATGCTGGACCGGCTCAAGGGCATCACCCCGCAAGATACGAGCTACACGGGGACTAAGACGCAGGTCGCGCCGGATAACTCGCCGTCGCCGCTCATGCAGATCCTTGGGCTGGGCGCGACTGTGCTGCCGAAGGTGCTGTCGGACGAGCGTGAAAAGACGAACAAGCAGCACCTCGGGAAAGACCCGAAGACCGGGCTGGATGTGTACGCCTATGACTATCAAGCAGATGTCGATGCCGCGAAGAAGTCTGGTCAGCCTATGGGGCCGAAGCGCGTTGGCCCGATGGCTCAGGACGTTGAACGCGCCATGCCGGGTTCGACCAGCAGCGTTGGCGGCAAGAGGGTGATCACGGGTGGGCTGTTAGGATCACTGAAATCTTAGCGATCTGTAGCAAACTCTCCAAACACGGCTGGTGCGGCGGCGGAGTAAGCACGATGCGCCTCTTCCGGCGATGCAAAATAGCCTAAGTGGGTACGAGCGCCGCCGCTTCTGATGTAAGCAGCCCATTTGCCTACGGTCTTGTTCCAAGCGACACCCTTGTAGCCTGAGCTATTGTTTTTGTAGATCCTGCTATTCGCCTTATTCTGAGTTTGGGTGGCCTCTCTGAGATTTGCTATGCGATTGTCGTCGGTCTGACGATTGATGTGGTCCAACTGATGGACCGGCCACTTCCCATGGACCACAAGCCACGCCAAACGGTGGGCGACATAGAAGCGACGGTTGATCCTGATTTGTCGATAACCTTTTTGGTTGCGCGACCCAGCGCGCTCTCCAATGCGGACCCGACGCGAAACTGGCATCTTCCATCGAAAGATCCCTGTCTCAGGGTCGTAGTCCAAAATTTCTATAACTCGCTCTCGCGTGAGCATTTGTCCTTCTCTTTGAGCGTCAATTACCTATTGTGCGCCGTCGAGACCTAAAATTCAAGGGTGAACGCATGGGTCTCCTCGACTTCTCTGGCCTCGACGACATGGACTTCCTGCCCCCAACTCAAGCCAGTGCTGATGCTTGGATGCGCCCTGGCAACGAGATGTCGGTCAATGACCTCTGGGGCGGCAACCCCCTTCTTCAGACCGTCCAGAACGCCGCCCAGCCCGCAGACCTCTCCTCCCTTGAGCAGCAGCTCGAGGCGGTATTTCAGAACCCCAAGGCGACTGAGGCTGAGCGGCAGCAAGCGATAGCCGGGCTGCAAGAGATTCGTAGGCAGCAGGCGCTTCTGGCTCCTATTGCATCTACGGGCGCTCCTCCCGCACAGGGCGATGTGAACTTTAAGACCATCACGGACTATGACCTGACCGGACAAGGGTTTGGCGCTCAGGCGGCCTACAACGGCTTGATTGATCGCAACGTCCATCCGCTCGTGGCTCAGTCTGCGGTCGGCAATATGGGGCCAGAGAGCCGTTGGAACCCTAACGCGACCGGCGACTATATGGGCGGCAAACCGACAGCGTTCGGGCTTATTCAGGCGCGGCTGGATCGTGCCGATCGGCTGAACGAAATCGCAGCGGGTCGCGGTACGACGTGGCGAAATCCTGAAGCCCAGCTTGATCATATCACCGAAGAGCTAAGCGGCGCCTACAGGCCCGTTGCGGACAAAATCATCGCCTCAGGAGATCCCGCCAAGGGCGGATACATCTTTGGACGCGATTATGAGCGCCCTGCGACCTGGGCACTGAAGCAATCGGCCGCACAGCGCATGGCCTACGCGGAGGCGGCCGCTCGGGGGGATTGGGGCGCGCTTCAAGGCGGCGCTAGAAGCGATCCGACTGGCCGCGACGCCCCGGTTCAGGTTGCGAGTGCCGACCCGTCTTTTGCGCCCATCCGCAACACCGTCGGCGGCCCTTTGAGCTCCGCAGTCTCTCGAGGAAAACCCGGAATGGCAGACAGCACGAACCCATCAGGGTTGCTTGAGCTTTTGGGCCAAGTGCCAAAGCCGCAGGGCGGTGGCATGGGCGACCTGATCTCGGCCCTTGGCATGAGCATGTTGACTTCGACCGATCGGAGGCAGCCGTTCAATGGGCAGGTGCTCGCGCAGGCCCTCGCGCTCAATGACAAGAAATCTGAGCAGCATCAAGCCGAAGCGGCCATGGCGGCGGCGGTGCTCAAGATCGGGCTGACCAAAGACCCGAAAGAGGCCATGCTGATGGCCAAGAACCCTGCCGTCGTGCAGCTTCTTCAGCAGCAGAAAACCCAAAGCGAGAACTCGGCCCTTCTCGGGGCAGAGCCGGAGTTCGGCGGGGCCAGACCAGCCCCGGTTATGAGCCCTCCTGCCCAGGCGCCAGCTCCGGTGACCTCCCCTGTCCCGCCGCTTTCGCGGCCGGTCGCCGGCATCCAGCCGGATACTGTCGGCACGCCGGCTGGGTACGATTGGCGTGCGGGTGGCGTTCCTCTCCCCCAGGAAGGCCCCACACCGCCGTCGCGCCCCCAGGATGTCAGCCAGGGCCAGCAGGAACCTCTTGGCGATCCAGCCCCAACCCAAGTGGCCGCGGCGGGCAACGGCCCCATCAAGCTCCCCATGCCCCCGCCGGATGATAAGCGCACGATTCCGCAAACGCCCGTCACCATGCAGGCAGCACAGGCAATTTCCAGCGGCGGCTATGGTGTTCCGACAACGCCGGATGATGCCTACGCTCGCGCGACAGCTCTCGCTAAGCGCATGACGCTCTACGAGGCGCGCGGCATGAAGGTCGATGGCCTCAAGCCCGTTCTAGAGGGGCTTTTGAAACTCGCGCTTCCGACTGACACCCAGCGCGAAATCGCGGCTGCATACAGGGACGATCCGGCGAAGGCGCAGGAGATGCTACGCGCGGCGGTGGACAAGCGACCGGAGGCCCAGAAGAACGCGGGCTTTGTCGCCCCAGACGATCCGAACAAGCAACGCGCTCTTGTGGAACGCGGGATGCCGAATAGTAACCCCCCCTCAGTGCAACTTGCTGACGCTGAACTGCGGGCAAAGGGGTACAAGCCAGGAACCACGACGTATAACACGCTTCTACCAGGCCTTCTGGAGAAGTACGCCAAAGCTGAAGGCGGCATTGATGAGGTCGGAACGATCCCGCAGGATCACCGCCTCATCAAGGAAGGCGATGGGTCGTATCGCATGGAAGTCATTCCGGGCAGCAAGACTGCACGGGAACTTGCCGACGAGGCTAAGAAGAAGGATCTCGCGGAACGTCAGCAGAGAACATCCTCGGATATCGTAACTCAAGACATCGACCGGGCTCTTGAAACCGCTAAGACGGCGAAACTGCCCGTCACCGGCATAATCGGGTCGAAGCTATCCGCAGTTCCAGGCTCGGCGGCTCACGACGTTCAGCAGGCCCTAGCTTCCGTTAAAGCCAACATATCGTTTGACCGACTTCAACAGATGCGCGCGTCATCGCCCACCGGCGGCGCCCTCGGATCAGTGACTGAGGGGGAGGGCAGACTGTTGCAGGCGGCATACGGAAGCTTGGAGCAGTCCCAGACCGCTGAGCAATTCGAGCGCAATCTGAAGAGGGTACGCAACCTGTACATTGACATTGTTCACGGCGGGACAGAGCCGAAGGTGGCGCCGGCCGAGACGCCCGCTGCAGCCGGGGCGCTTACCGCCGCTCGTGACGCCATCGCCAAGGGGGCGCCCCGGGAACGAGTCATCGAGCGCTTGCGCCAGAATGGCATTGACCCAAAGGGGCTCTGATGGCCGATCTCAGCTTCGACGATTTGATCCCATCTAGTGCTCCGCCAGCACAGACGACGGGCACAGGTCTGTCCTTCAACGATCTCGTGCCGCCTCCCCAGCCTTGGTATTCGAAGTTGGGAGGGGCGGCAGACGATATCGCTCGGCTCGTGGCCAACGGTGCTACGCTCGGCTACGCCGACAAGCTAGCCGGGTATATGGGCGGTGAAGGCGTAGCCGCTGAACGAGCAAAATCAAATGATGCTTATCGGCGAGCCGGGTTTGCTGGCGATGCCGCTGGCATCATGGGTACCCTGGCGCCCCTTGGCCTAGCAACCAAAGTTGGTACCGGCGTCGCGGGTGTTGGCGCGAAATACCTCGTTCCTGCTGCCGAAACCGCAGTTCCGTACGTGGGTGCGGGGCTTGGCGGCGCAGCTACTGGGGCCGTCGAGGCGACCGGCCATGATACGGACGTAGGAACTGGCGCCCTTATCGGCGGCGTGTCGGGCGTTGTTGGGCAGGGGGTAGGGAACGCGATCACGGGCGGCGCGGGCAAGGTCGCTGGGTGGTTCAATAAGAAACCGCCAGTCGATGTGGAAGGCATCAAAGAAGCGGGACGGAAGGCTTACCAAGCGGCGGATGAGGCTGGGGTAATCATCAAGCCAGAGGGTGTTCAGCGACTCGCCGGCCAGATCAAATCCTCGCTTGCGGACGCTGGATATCACCCCGAGCTCCAGCCGAAAGTAGCGACGGCATTGAGTGAACTGGATCGCATCTCCGAAGGGAATGTCACCCTGAAGGGGCTCGATGTCCTTCGAAAGATCGCCAGTTCGGCGAAAACCGATGCAGACCCATCCACTCGAAAGTTTGGAGGGGATTTCGTTGCGAAGATCGACAATTATCTCGACAACATGAGCCTTGGCGACGTGCTGACTGGCAATAAGACGGAAGGGGTGCGCTCGCTACAAGAAGCAAGGAAGCTATGGGCGACGGCCCGCAAGTCTGAGCTTGTGGATGAACTTGTCGAGAAGGCGACCAATCAAGCAGCAGCGGCTGGCTCTGGTGGAAACATCGACAACGCGATCCGTCAGCAGTTCAAGTCGCTGTTGAACAATCCGAAGGCGCGGAGGGGGTTTTCAGAAGACGAGATCGAAAGTATCCGCACGATCGTTAGAGGCGAGCCCGTTCAGAACGCTATGCGCCTTCTCGGAAAGCTATCGCCCAATGGCAATGGCCTGATGCTTCTTGGTCATGTGGTTGGCGGGTCCGCTACCGGCGGCGCTACCGTCCCGTTCGCAGCCGCAGGCGCTGCCGGGAAGTTCGTTGCTGATAAAGCTACACCGAGCAACGTCTACGCCCTTGCTCGCATCATTGCGGCCGGGGGGGATGCGTCAAAGGTTGCGATGGCGAAAAACGCGGTTCAGAGACTTTCCGAGTCGGAACGCGAAAGTCTCTCGCGAGTCCTCACCTCCTGGGGCGTTACCGAAGCGACGCCTTGAAAACCACCATAGCATCGCGGCGATAGTAGCCATGGCCGCTATGTCGAGGGCGTGGATCTCCTGGAAGCCATTTCGGTAGAAATGAATCGCGGCAGCACCAAGAGCGACCCCGATCATCTGCCGCCCTGTCAGCCCGAAAAACATGTTACAATCCTCGCCTGTCGCACGACAGGCCACTAGCGACATGTGGTGTCGATTGTGCTCCCAAACCTCGTTGAGGTGCAGTTTAGGGGAGCCGTTCTGGCCTGCCCCGCCATTAGAGCCAACCCAGCGTCGCTAAATGCATCCGCAATTTCACGCCGGCGGGCATCCCGGCGTAGTTGCTGAGATAACCTGCACTGCACATAAACATCGGAGCCTAGCCGCGCACCCATCTGACGACAGGCGGAGTCATCCTCCGTTTGCGCTTGTTGGGGCGAAACGCAGCCGGCGAGGAAGAACGTGAGCGTTAGGGCGCCAACCGCGTGACGAAGCATCGACTAAACTCCGCGTTGTCCTACCTAGCGTAACCGCGCATCAGGCGGGGCGCAAGGTGAAGCCTTGTGTGTTATGTTTAGGTCGTCATCGGAGGCGGCCATGCGCATCGTCTTAGCGCTTCTTCTCCTGCTCATCGGAATGGAGCCAGCGATGGCATATGGACAGCCCGTGGCGAACCTCGGGATGGGAGGGGACCGCGAAGCGTCCCCGACCAAGCGCGTTCTTGTCGAGAACTCGCGTGACTATTCAGATGCGTCACTGAAACCGGCCGCTCCGACCGACGAGGATCTCCTTCAGTACCTGCTCATGATCATGAGAGGTCCAGGGTATGTTGATTATGCCGGCATGATGCCCGCCCCACGCGAGGGGGCTCCCATTTTGCCTCCCGCTCCTCCTTTGACGAAAACAGCCCCCAAGCTTCAGCGCAACCCATGGGACTTTTAACGAATGGCACAGCTTTCTTTTGAGCCAGCTTTCCAGCGCCTGTTGAAGTCAGAGGGCGGGTACGTCAATCACCCCGACGATCCTGGGGGAGCGACGAATATGGGCGTAACCCAGCGCATCTATAACTCATGGCGGGGTCAGAACGATCTGCCTCGGCAAGGCGTAGATAAACTAACGGAGGGCGAAGCCCGTAACATCTTCAGCGATGTTTTCTGGAACCCGATTGGGGCTGACAACCTCCCCGTTGGCCTTGACTACGCGCTTGCAGATTTTGCCTACCATTCTGGCCCGCCGCAGGCACTGCGCACGTTTCAGCGGACACTCGGCGTCGAGCCCACTGGGAAATGGAACGATGCAACGCAGCAGGCTCTTGGTAACGCACAAGCTAATTTGCCCGAGACCATCGGACAGCTAACGGCGAACCGGCGCGCGTTTCTTGAGGCACTCCCGACGTGGGCAACATTCGGCAATGGCTGGAACAATCGACTTAACGATGTGAATGCCACCGCAGCGAATGCTGCTGGCTATGGATCGTGGGACTGGAATCAAACACTTGCAGCTACACCGTGGCCGGCAGGCTATGGCGCGCTGGATGTAACGGCAGGTGGGTACGGGCAGGTTGACCCAAATCAAGCAAATGGCGTGGGGTTCCGCAGCCTCTATGGGCCAACCGATTTGAATCACATGATCGGGCCGCAGGACTTCGCGTCTCGCTTCAACCCAGGGACATATCTGCAAAGCAATCCCGATGTGGCGCAGGCCGGTGCCGATCCGTGGCAGCATTTTTTGCAGTCTGGCCTAACTGAACACCGTGGAGGCAGCGGTCTATCAGATACGGACTTTTCTTCTCTCGAAAACCTCGGCTTCTATCTTGGAGCAAAAGGTGGGCTCAGCCCGAACACGGCTTGGAACGGCTTGAACTTTACAGTGGGCGGGCCGACCACGAACCTGGGCATGGGGGCGGGCGCAGGATGGGGCTCTGACGCGCTCCCCGGCGTGAGTGGGTTCATGCCCGGGGGCGGGTCTGCTGGCGTGCTGCCGACGCCCTCGTTCCCGGGCTCGGCATTTGAGCAAATCGGTTCGATGAACGGTCGGCCCATTACGTCGATCAACACACAGCCCGGTTCACCCTCGAACCCGATATACAACATGCCTGTGTTCGGACCGGCTCCCGTGAACACCTACCAGCCCTCGTTCGGCTTCGGCAGCCCGTTCGGAGCGGGAGCCGGTATCGGCTCCTAACCCCTCCCCACCACGTCTAACCGCACAGGCCCGCCTCGAGCGGGCTTTTCTTTGCGCGGAGCACGGCATGATCTGGCGCGCTCTCGTAGCCTTTGACGCCTGGGTGAACTGGAAGACCGGGGGAAACCCCGGTGAGACCATTAGCTCGCGCATTGGCCGCAACATCCGCCGCGCGCAGGCCATCGCTGACCACAAGTGGGGCCGCTGGTTGCCCGCGTGGTTCCGCAAGCACGCCCTCAACAGCATCCAGCCTGAACACGAACGCAGATAGGAGCCGTCATGCCCATTAACCGCAAGGTATGGTACGCCGAGGCCAAAGTCCCGTTTTTTGGTGGCAGGGTTACTCAGCAAAATGTCGATGGCTGCGAACCCATCTTCGACGTGTGGGAGGAGCGTTACAGCGACCAACCCATAGAGTTCCTGGCCTACATTCTCGCGGGCGTGTTCCGCGAGACCGGGGGCAAAATGACCCCACAACGCGAGACCTTCGCTGACAGTGAGAAGGAAGCTATTCGCCGCCTCAATGTAGCTTGGGCGGCAGGGAAGATGCCGTGGGTTAAAACCCCATACTGGCGCTCCAAGCCTCCTTACATCGGACACGGGCGTATACAGAACACCCATCAGGCCAATTACGAGAAGCTCGCCAAGCGCTTCAACGTGCCCGAGTTGGCGAAGAACCCGGCCATGCTTCTCGACCCCAAATATAACAAGCTTGACGCTGAGATCACGGTCGTTGGGCACTTCGAGGGCATCTGGACCGGCAAGAAGCTCAGTCACTTCTGGCACCCGAACGGCGTCCCCGGTAAGCCCGGAGAGAAATTCGACGCCCGCAAGGCCCGGCAGATCGTCAATGCCCTCGATCATGCTGACGAGATTGCAGCGAACTACAAGATAGCCTTCAAGGCACTCAAGAAGGCTGCGCAAGTCCCGATGGATACCCCGGTGCTCATACCGGACCAGCCTGATCAGCCCCCGGTTCCAAACAGCCCGGCAGAGGTGATGATCGAGAACACCACTGCGCCGACTGGCGAGGGCCGTACTCCGGCGCAGAGCCATATCAACTGGGCGGCCTTTGCCGCGACGCTGACGGGCATTCTGACGGCGATTGGCGGCTTCATGGAGAAGATCAACTCCTGGCCTGCCGTCGTCGCCATCTGCGTGGTCTTGCTCATCTGCCTCGCCGTGATCGTCATCTTGCGCGACCGCATTCGCTACATCGCGGGGGTGTGAGCATGTTTGGGATCAGCCTCACCAGACTCATCATCGCAGGAAGCATCGCCCTGGCCCTATTGGGTGCCGCTGCGGCCTACGTCAAGTCGGTCGAACGTGCCGCCTACATCCGTGGTCAGGACGAGCTTCAAGTCGCTGTCGAGAAACGAAACAAGGTCGCCGCACAGGGTGCGCAGGAAGCCAGGAACGCCCTTGATCGCTGCTACGACACAGGCGGGACTTGGGACCAGACTACAGGCGGCTGTCTGGCGAAGAAGTAGGGTGGGCCGGGCTTTGGATCGGGGTCTTTGGATGGCGACATCCCGGCCGGGACTCGGCGCGTCGAAATCCATCCTGCTTGCCCAATCTACTCACCCGTTTCGTCTGCCCTGAACCAACGGCCCGGTGGTTCTCCGCTCCGAGAATCTTCGTGCATCCGTCCTGTCGGAAGCGCGGTGCGGCGCACGCAATGTGAACGCTACCACAAGGAGACCGCCATGAGAATCGCTTTCGTCATCGCCACCACCATTTTGCTCACAGCATGCCAGTCCTCAAGCGATAAGCGTGCAGCCACCATCAAGGGTGCCTGCGACAGCTTCGTTGCCCCTGGGAGCGTCGTGCACGGCAACACCCACACAGACCAGCGGTGGATCGACGGGCAGATCGAGAGCGGCGTGAGCGCGTGCGGCTGGCGTCGGCCTCGTGCTTAAGCCCCGCGACTTCGCATGTAAGCTCATCCTCGCCGTTTTTCTGTACCGTCGAGCGAGAGGGACGCTATGAACCCGCCCCTCTCGGAGCATGACGAGCTCGCCGCGCTCGCCGCGGGCTGGGAGCCGCCCCCGGCGAAGCACGGGCCGTTCATGAGCCCCGTCGATCGGTTCGCCATGCTGCCGGAGTCCACACGGCGGTTCCTGGAGGAGCTTCGCGACGACGACATCTCCGAAATCAGGGAGGCGATCCGGTTCCAGCGCTCCGCAAAGACGATCGGGCGTTTCGGCAAGTGGATGGTGATCACCATCGTCACCGCCTTCATCGGAGCGGTGACGTTCGGCGAGAAGATCGCAATCGCTTGGCGCGCGCTGTTCGGCGGGAGGGGAGCATGAGCCTGTGGCGCATCATCGTGCTGATCGCGACCGGGGCTCTTGCCGCCACCGCTGGCCTGTGGGCGTCGGATCGCACCTCGCCTACGCAGGTCATCATCGCTCGAGCTGAGACGCCCGTCGTTGCGCCGGGCGGCGTGCTCAAGATCCACTACGAGGTGTTCCGTCTTCGCTCCTGCGCCGTCAGGGTAGATCGGCTGCTCTTCGATGCTGATCGGGTCCGGGTCAGCCTCGAGGATCAGGAGTTTGCCGGCGCGCCAGGCCCGCTCGGCCATGACAGCTACACAACGACGATCACCATCCCGCGGTCGTTCGCCCCGGGCCGCGGCCGATACACGGCGATCTCGCGGTACGAGTGCAATCTGCTCCACAAGGCATGGCCCATTGTTGTGGACGGGGTAGACGTGGAGTTCACGGTGCGCGGCGATCCGGCACCCGCCGCGCAGTTGCCGATCGAAATCGTTCCTCGAAACTGACCTCTCCCGCGCGCAACGCGGCGAGTGCGGGCCGTTACTGGTTTGCACCTTGTTGGGTGTTTTCGGACGCCGGATTGCCCTCTTCCCGCGAAAGCTCGATATGCCGCTGCTTGTGGTGGAGCGGGCAAAGCCACATGACCTCCAGGGGCCGTGCATAGTTTTCGTGGTGGGCATGGGCTCGAGGGGACCCGCACCGCTCACAGGGCAGTCGTTGAAGCCCCCCGGTGCAAATAGCGCGCTCGACCAACTTCTGTGCTTGGCGCTTCTCCGGGTTTGATGCGTCCCAAGCTCGCCTGGAGGCGTTTTGCGTGCTTGTTGATGGAACCCGGGGCGGGCGGGCTCTGGCGCGTTCCCGCTTGCATGACCGGCAAACGCGCTTCCTGCTCGCCGTGCCATATCGGGTTTTGCCGGTCCACTGGAAGACCTTGATCTCGCCACACGTGGCGCAATGCACAATCTCGTCGTCGGCTGCGCGTCGAGGCATTTTACCGCTCCTCATCTCCCCGCTGACCTTGAGCCCCGTTCGGCTTCGTGCCGGGCGGGGCTTTTTCCGTTTCGGGCTTGGTCCGGCTTCACGAGGCTCCCGGAAAGCCCATCTGGCATTGAGGTTGAGGCGAGAGGGGATGGCCCGAGCTTAGCTGGCGAGGGCAGAGGCCCAAGGTGGAAAGAGCACGTCTGCATAACGCGCCACGATGAAGTCTTCGACCGTCCAAAAATCAAAGGAACGTTCGTAGTTCGCGGACACCGCTTCGAGGCGACTGGCGTAATCGCTCGGGGAGAGGCGCGGTAGTGCAGCCAAAAGTTCCCGGTAGTTCGTGAAAGATATAATGCCTCGCGGATCGAAAAAATTGCCGACCGATGAAGCTCCACAGTAAACCGGGACGACGCCGGTTGCAAAACAATTGAGCAGTTTCTCTGTGAAGTAGGTTTCGTCTACGTGGTTCTCCATAACTATTGTGTACATGTAGTCTCGATGCGTTTCCTCGAACGAATGCCAGACCTTTCGTCCTGACGCCATCCTACCCGAGACATAGACGTCTGCCATTTGGCGCCCGCGCAGTTCCTCAGCTACCCTCAATCGGTTCAGATGCATGGTACACAACCGCTTGTAGGACGTGACCATAGAAACAAGCTTCTCCTTCTTGTAGATACCGGGCTGGAGGGACGACATCGTGCCGCCAATCCAGGACCCGGACGCGGGAACGAATAAACACTTGCCGGGATGCTCGCGTAGAAGCTCACCATCGCAGGTGAACACTTTCTCAAAGTTTTCCAGCCGCGCGCCAACAGCGGCGTAGATCTCGGGTACTATCGCCCGTGACTCGAATAACAGTCCGAAGTTCCGCCCGTTGTTTTGCGGCGCATCGAGGATCTTCTCGTTCGAGTAGAAAGTAGGGCGGCTTGGGTCCGCGCACGTCCTGTCCCACACGAGAGTTCTTGGGGGCTTGCCAGCAGTCGTTCCAGAGTCGTGCGCGAATGACGTGTCAACGAGGTTGAACGTGTGCAATGGCGGGGGCTCCCCAAAAGGTGCGATGCTAAGGAGCACTATAAGCATAGTTGGCGACGGGCGTGACCACCCGCCGCGTTGAACCGCGTGCGCCCCGGGCCAGATTCCACCTTCCATGTTTCCGCGTACCTCGCCCCGCCTCGCCCGGGACCGCCGCCGTCCCGAGGGCTTCATCCACCCGTGCCAGCCGGCGTTGCACACAGAAGTCCCGACCGGGCCAGGGTGGATCCACGAGCTACGGGTCGCCCGACGTCTTCCGCTCGCGCCGTAGCAGCTCTGCCTCGACCGCTTCGCGGATGAACTGCGCCATGCGGTTGGGGCCGGCGACGGCAACGATCCTCTCAAAGACGCTGACCGGCAGGCGCACCGCCGTGGTCTTCGTTCGCGAGTCTTTGCTCAACGGCGGTCGGCCCATCCTGGAAGGCGTAACCGTCAGCGGAAAGCTCGTCAAAGCGCACATGTTTCCGTCAACGCTTATTGACCCTGTAACCGTCAACGCTTACAGTAAGCGTTATCGCTTACGGAGGCAACAGTGGTTGAGCGCGGACGCCGCCTATCAGTGGAGGGGAACAAACTTCCTCGAGAGTTCCACGGCATGACCCATACGCCGGAGTTTGCGGTATGGAGCGTGATGAAGGGGCGTTGCCGTAATCCGAGGAACAGGCAGTTTCCGGACTACGGCGCTCGGGGGATCAGGGTTTGCGAGCGCTGGGACAGCTTCGCCACCTTCATCTCCGATATGGGCCGCCGGCCGTCCGACAAGCACTCAATCGAGCGCATCGACAACGATGGCGACTACGAGCCCGGCAACTGCCGCTGGGCTCTCCAAATCGAGCAAAACCGGAATAGCCGCCACAACCATTTGGTGGATATCGGCCGCGACCAACTGGTCCCCATGAGCGTGGCCGCCGAAGTTGCCGGGCTGTCGTACCATGCGATGAAGCAGCGTGTGCGGAAAGGCGTGTCTGGCGCCGCACTGGTAGCGCCTCCGCTCAGCCCGCGAGAGGCATCAGCCCTGCATTGGGAACGGCGCCGGGAGGCCGGCGAGCCCTCGACGAGCAACGCGAGTTTGTAGGAGAGACCCCGCCGTGGACATCAGCGTCATTCCCCAGGAACAGCTTGATCGAGTGTTCGATCAAGATATGTGCGACATTGACCCGGAGTTCATGGGGTTCACCGAAATTTATGAGGCGCTGGCGAGCATCATCCCGCTCCACTGGACCATCGTTGACCTCGGGTGCGCCTACTCTCCGCAGGCGTTCATTTTCCGCCACCACAAGGCATACGTCGGCGTCGACGCGGGCGTAAAGGAACGCTTCTCGGCGCCAAACTCCACGCATCACTCGATGTCGATTCAGGAGTTTGTCGAAACGAAGCTCGCCGACTTCAATCAGGAAACCACGTTTGCCATCTGCTCCTACGTCCCGCCATGGGGTGGCGATAACATGAAGATGGCCCGCGACAGCTTCAAAAACGTCTTCACCTACTACCCTGCAGGCGGTCGTGATCTCATTGTTAAGTTGGGTTCCGCCACGGCAAGATGAACCTCGAGGGGATCGTCTCCAAGCGGAAGGACAGGGCCTACAGGTCAGGCCGGTGCCCGCATTGGCGGAAGATTAAGAATCCGAGTTACGCGCGGCCGTAGGGCCTCACCTACGCGGCCGTCGCATGGACGCGACGGCGGTTAGCGAACCACGGCACGTCCCATTCCGTGATTGGCACGTTGTAGCCGGTCATCTGCGGATGCTTGGGGTGCCGGTCGGCGTTCGTGCCGATGGCGTGCAGCGTGCACCCGGCTACGTCCGCGAGCCGCACGATCTCTTTCCAACGATCCCGCAAGACCTCGGGTAGCTTCGTGAGTTGGCCCCATCCGGCGACTACCTGATCGGCTTCATCCAGCATCGCCCGGAGGTGCTCGTCGTTCTCCGGTCCAACCGGGTCACGCGCGCTTCGGAGCAGGCCCACGTCCGTCGAGCGGAACGCGAACTTGTTGCCCACGATGACGCGGCCGAAGGCGGCTCGCTGGGCAAACCCGACGCACTTCTTGATGGTCTGGTCGTCCGCTTCGGCGTCTGCGGTCGAGGGGTTCACCATGATGAACATCATGGTCGGCCCGTCCCTAAACCGGCGCTCAAGCCGGTAGCGGTAGAAGGTACAGCTGGAGATCACTGCCGATCGGATCACGTTGGCGTTCCTCACACTTCCCTCGAAAACCGCTCATCCTCGCGGTCCTCATCCATGTACTGCCGAACGCTCGGGCTGCCAGCTGCCTCGATCCGCCGGCGCCCAGCCTCCGCGTCAAGCCTCGCCAGATCGGGGTAGCTCATCTGGCACTGCTCATAGCCCGGCGCGGGGCCAGCGAGGTTCTTCACCGCGATCTCGCAGCCGACCCGCTTGGCCACCTTGAGCCGGAGCGTCGGCAGTGCCGCGTCGGCTCCCGCTCGCTTCGTCAGCTCGGCTCGCCGGTATAGCGCGTTCCGACCGCAGCGACACTCAAAGCGAACGTCCTCGATCGGGTACTCGCCTAGGGTTACGGCGCCGTCACGGGGCACTTGAGGGCCTCATTTCACCACGCGCAAGCGCGGCCCGGCGGGGTCGTCGGGATGCATCATGTGGCGCGGCATCGGGCGCGTGCGGAACTCGCAAAACACCACGCCATCAGGGATGGCTCGCGAAACGGGGACGTGGAACCGGAAGCCTAGCGTCTCGTCGATTTCGTGCTCCATCATCCCGCGTTGGACCTCGTACTGGAGTTCGTAGAGGAGCTTCTGGATGCGCTCCATTCGGAAGCCACTTTGGTCAGGCATCAGGTTCCTCCGGTAGAAGAGCGAAGTGGACCCGGCCGATGATCTCCGTGCCGGCGTAGGCAGTCCCGTCCGTCTCGTGCGTCCTTGGATCCTCGGGCCAGCTCGCGCGCCAGCGGATCGGGGCGTCAGAATAGATCACGTTTCCGGCTTGCCCGCTGCCCGAGTCACCTGTTCCTCGATCCGCGCGGCCTCAGCCGCCGTCCAAGAGCTGAGGCTGAAGAAGCGCAGGATGCGCGTGAGGCAGCGTCTCATCACCGGGGCCTCCTCTATTTCAATTTCAGACGGATGATCCAATCGGCATAGGCCGTGACCACCATCAACAATCCGAGCGCCATCATCCCTGCGCCGTAGCCCCAAATGGCCCCCGCCCCGAACGTCGTTAGCACCATGCCACAAAACCACGGCATCCACAGGTGGGCGGGAGCGTTATCCGTTTCTGCCTCGTCCATCCCTGGCTCCTCAAGATTGCCGTCCCATAGCTAGTTTCGTGCGCCCGCCAGGGAACATGTTGTAGATCGTGCCCGTCGAGACCTTCAGCTTCTTGGCGATGTCCTTCACGCTCAGATCGCCTTTCTGCGGGTACGGCCAGAAGGGCCGATACCTCGTCGGAGCAGCCGGGCATCCATCCGTAGGCGGCGTGCCGCTTCTGCGTCGCTCGGGATGCTCAAATCGAACCATATCTGACCGAGGTATGATGCTCGGATGTTCGACTCCTCTCTGGATTTTCTCTCATCCACAGGGGGAGGCGGCAGAATGCTTACGTACTCAGCGAGGCTACCCTTCAGGGCAAACCACTCGCCCCGGAGGCGGTATTCGCTGAACTTGGCATGAAGTGCGGTCTCAAGTTCTTTGCCTCCAGGTACGATGCCCAGAAGCACAAGGGGCTCGTGATTTAGTGTCTGCCCCTTTTGCAGGCGCGATCTGACATCGTTGGCGTACCCGATTTTAATCGGCCCGCGCTTTCCTGCCCGAACGAAATAGACGCTCATGCGTCCTTCTCCCGCTTGCGCTCCCTGCGCTTAAGCTCGCGCTCGACAGCCTCTCGCAAGAGGTCGGCACGCTTCTCCCCCTTGTCGAGAACTGCATCCATGCGCGCGACGGTCCCTTTCGGGAGCCGGGCGGGCATCTGCTCATGATTGATCTGTCTGCGTCCCATGCTCATGGGTATAGGCGATATCATCCTCGGATAGCAAACGCAAGCAAAAAGATATCTCCTAAGCGCGAAAAAGATATCACCTACCTATTGCACGACGCCGGGGAGGGTGCTAGGTTCTTCACATCGAAGGGAGAAAGCCCATGTCCAGCCTCGACCGTAAGCCCTGGAACGTCTTCGACCGCTTCGGCGGGTATCTCGGTACAGTATGGGCTGAGCGTAAGGGGACGGCCCTGTTCCTCGCTGAGCGCGACCTGAAGGCGCGCCCCGGCGAGTTCTACGTCGGCAAGGCGTGAACAGTGATCGCCCCGACGCAACGGCGACTGCTTGAGGCGTGTCTTGAGCGTCGCATGTCTCGGGCAGCGTTCTCTGCCGCGAAGCTGCGCCCGGTCCACGGCATCAACGCGCTGCGGAGCCTCCGATCTGCCGGTCTCCTAAGTGTGGAGATCGGCTACGACGATGACATTCTTGAAGCCACCGAAGCCGGCCGCAAGGCCCTTGAGCATTAAAGGCCCGACCCCATGAGCGAGTTTCGAGGCGGCGATGTGAATGCGGTGCTTCGGCTCGTGAAGCAGCTTGGGGCAGACGGCGACGCGCAGCTTTCAGTTCTGACGATCGCGCTGGTGGTCGCCTGCCGGTCGTGCGGCGTTTCCAAGGATGAGGCGATCCCCATCATTGAGGGGGCGTTCGATGCGGAGCACCAGATCGTCCTCCTCGACAGCGCCGCAGCCCTTGGCTCGTAGCATTCAGGAAAGGCCCCAATCCATGAAAGACATCGTCGAGCGGCTTCGCGAGGAGGCGCAGTTCGGATGGCACCAAGCCGCCAACCGGCAGTCCGCGACGCGCGATCTTCACAAGCAAGCAGCCGCCGAAATCCAAATGCTGCGCGCTCGCGTCATGCTGCTCCGCGAAGCGCACGACCTCGCCAATCAGGCGCTGCGTTCCGCATGGGCTGTTGCTGAGCGCGAAGGTCGCGACACGAATTGGGCCGGGCATCGCGAGCAGCTTGACGCTTCTCTGGACGCATCCCACGCGGCCCTAGCCACTTTCTCCAACTGAGGCCGCCCATGTGGTTCATCCGTCGAATGCGGTGCTTCCTCCGAGGCCACCAAGGGCCTGTTGAGATCGGCCCGAGCGAGTGGGTCGCGTGGAGATGCGGCCACTGCGGCGCTCGCCTCCAGGAGCTTCGATATGACCGACACTGACGTGCTCCAAGACGACTTGCGAGACCTCCTGCGCGCGCTCGGCAAGTACGATAGTGCTCGGGCGCAGTCGCCACATCAGGTGTTCCGCGAGTGCATCGCGGATGTTGGGCGGCTTCGGGCAGCCCTGACCGAAATTGCTGAAAAGAACCGTGAGCGCGAGTTCGTCGGGAACGACAAAAGCGATGGGTACGGGGACGAAGGCTGGGTCACTCGCGACGGTCAGTTTGCCCGGATTGCCCGCGCTGCTCTTTCTTCCAACTGAGGCCTGAGCCATGAACCCACTCGACCAATGCCCCGCCTGTGGCGCTGATCTATTGCGTCATCAGCCGGAAACGGACGCCGAATTTGAGTGGTGGGACTTCGAATGCGGCGCTGATGTGGTGCGGCATGAGGACGGGAAGCTCGGCGTGAACGAGCCATGTTACGCCGCTTTGCAAAACGCGGTCGACGACATCAACGCCGCCGAGTCGGCGCTCCTTACAAAATAGGCCCCGGCCAGCCACATCACGGCTCGGTCACCATCCTCAAGCTCGCCGTTTCAAGCGCACCGGAGCGCTCGCCCGCCTCGATTGCCGCCATTTCCAGGAAGCACGCCAGGTGCCGCAACTCGTGTCGCTCGGCGAATCTGGCGAGGGCTAGGGCCATTTCGTGGATGTAGGCCGCGACGGCTTGAGGCTCGAGCTCTACCGGGACAGGTTGTTCGGATGCCATGAGCGCCGCACTCCGTAATCCGTGGCAGAGTACATCCCAAGCGGGAAGGACTGGCGTGCGCGGCCACACCGGCGGCTTCACCTCACCGTAAGCCACGCCTGCACAAGCCAGATCACAGCGAAGACAATCCCGAGGCCCCATAGCCAGCGGTGGGCGCGGGAGGGGGGATCAGGGGGGGTCACTGAGTAGACGGAGCCGACAGACCGAACGGGTTCCGCTTCGGGGCTGGCGTCCGGCGCCACGCCTTCACCGCCCGTTCTGAAAACCACTTCGGCGTATTGCTATTCCAAGACGCGAGTACTCGTCCTCGCACCGTGTCCACCTCAACGATCTTGACGGGCCAGTTCCCGACCTCGCGGAGCTTGGTGTTGCCCATTTTGTAGGTGCCGCCGTCGTACAGCACGTCACCGACTCTCACCGTGTTGAAGGCGACCATCCGCTTCTCCTACAAACTGCTTCCCCAACGCTGCCCTTATCCCACCATGAGGGGAGGGGAAGCCTACGGCGGACGAGTGAACTGCGCGTCTAGGCTGTCCATCAGCTGCTTAGCCCGATAGGCGTCCAGGGCGTCGATTGCCGCAATTGCCTCTGCAAAACCCAGATCGCGGAACCGTGACGCAATGTTTGGCTCGGGAGCAGTCCCGGCGAGCCGGCCTAGCTCGTTCCAGGTCAGGTCGCCCCAAGTCTCGCGGTCTGCAAGGTCCGACGTACGCCAGACCTCCCACATGGCTCCAGCCACCACTTCAACCTCGCTCACATCCCCCTCCCGTGCTCGGAAAGGGGAAACAGGCTGTCCGCCGCCCGCACGTCTCCCCCGCTCGTCTCGATCAAGCCCGGCGTCCGCAGTCGAGAGAGGTACGTCCCGAAGGTGCCGCCCGACGCCGAAAGCCCGAGCTCTGCCGCGAGGGTTTCCTTGCTCACGCCGGCGGGCCACACGCCCGCGAGGTAGCGCAGCATCGGCCCAGCGCCGGAGATGCGCTGGCACCAGAACTCCACGAGTTCCGGCCCGGGCGGAGGGACCACCGGCGGCGCATCGCCGATATCGGCAAAGCCCTGGTCCGTGGCGAACCACAACTCTCCACGCTTTTCAACTCGCCCTGCCGTGCGGAGCCGTGAGACGTAGGTCGACCACGTCCCGCCCGTGCGCTTCAGGCCCGCGCCGACGGCCCACTGCGGTTCCGTCATGCCGGCCGGGTAGACTGACGCCAGTACGGCCAGGGGGCGCTTCTCGGCGCCCAGCGGCCGATCTGACGCGGGGACAGCCGCTACGGGCCGCGCCGCTGGCGGCGGCGCCGCAGTGGCCCGCGGGGCGGGCGGGCGCTCCACGGCGGGAGCGGGACGCTGTGGCGGCGCACCCCCGCCCTGCATCTCCTCGACCCATGCCAGCAAGCCTTCCGTGCTCGTATGGACGGCGACGGCCAGCGATTCCAGCCGGCTCACGGCAGCCTTGATCCCCTCGGCATACCCACGATCGCGCCCGCGGCGCTCGGCTTCCTCGACCGCCTTCGGATCCACTGCCGGGGAGCTTGCGCGCGCGGCTCGCTCGAGTTCCGCGATCCGCGCCTTGAGCGCCTTCGGGTCGTTGGCCTCGGCTTCCTTCACTGCATCGCCGATGATGGCCCGTAGCTCATCCTGGTCCACCGGCGCCGTCTTTACCGCGATCTCCGCCGTGTCCCCGCTCGGGGTGGCGGTGTTGTCGAACGTGGCGAACTTCGGGAACGCGACGCTCTTGAAGATGCGAGCCTCGCCCGAGCAAACCCAGCCGGTGCCTGCCCTCATCGAGGACAAGGACCCCGCAACGGCGGCCTGCATCTCCTTGTCGGCGTTCGCCTTGAGCCAGTCGATCACGGGCTTCTGGTCCGCCGGCGTCGTGAGACGATGAGCGATCACGGTCTCGCAGCTCCCCAGGACCGCGTTGTGCAGCGACTGGACCCGTTGCGTTGCGACGATGAGGCGGATGCCTTTGGATCGGCCTGCCGTCGCGAGTTTCTTGGCGTAGTGGATCGCCATGTTCTCGGCCCCAAAGCCGGCGCGTTCCTTCGGCGCGACCTCGTGGGCTTCCTCGACCACCAGATAGAGGACACCGCGAGCGCTCCGCATGAGCGCCGGCGCGAAGTCGACGAAGAACTTCTGGACGCCTCCGGCTTCGAAATCGGCCATGTCGATAATCGAGAGGGGCAGGCTCCCGGCGCCGACGAGCTGCCCGATCGCCTTCCCCGCCGACGAATGCAGCGGGACGTGGCCCCGAGGGCCGCCAAGGATCTTGAACGGGAGGCCAGGGCTTTTTCCGTCTGCGCTCGAGGTGATGCCCCACCAGTCCGACTTGATCGTGTCGAGGATGCAGACCCGGAACCCGGCGTCGACCACCTGCTCAACAATGAGCTTTCCGGTGGAGGTCTTGCCGCTGCCCGTCTTGCCGAGGAGCGCGATGTGCTGCTCCAGCACGGCGGTCGGGATTGCTGCCTCGGGCTTCTCGCGCGGCCGCAAGGCGATCACGTCGCGGGTCATGCGACACTCCCGTGCTCGGAAAGGGGGAGGGGACGGAACAGACCCGGATCAGACTGCACCGATTTTACACGGATCAGACGTGCGCGTTCCTGCACGGTTCTGCGCTGGTCTGCCGAGTAGAGGGGCCTTGCTCCCTCTGTGCGGACTGGTGCTGCGAGAGAGGATTGAACTCTCGACCTCTCCCTTACCAAGGGAGTTCGATCTCTATGTTTATCAACGGCTTGCATGTCACAGGGAGCCTTTTGCACGGATACTACACGGATCGGACCTTCGGGACAGGCAACATCACAGCCCGTTTCGCGTCCTCGCTGACGACAACGTGGGCGTAGCGGTTCGCCGACTTCGGGTCCTTCCAGCGGTCGGTCCCGATGAGCGCCCGCGTGTCGAGCCCGGCATAGCGGCGCATCCACGTCGCCCATGTGTGCCGGAGGATGTGGAAGCCATCGCGCTCCCCAAGATCGACCTCGGCCTTGAAGAACGAGGCCCGGAACATCGTGTAGAGGTGGCCGCCCTTCACGAAGCGGAAAAGGCGATCCTTCGGCCGCTCAAGCCCGCGCGGGTGAGCGGCGAGCGTGGCTATCACGAAGGGGGGCAGGAACACCGGCTGCGCCTCGTCATTCTTCGATGTCGGCAGGTAGGCAAACCCCTCATCGAGACGCACGTCCCGGACGGGGATCGACAGAGCCTCGCCGAGGCGCAGGCCAGTGTAGCAGAGGAAAATGAGGAACGTCGCGAACTCGCGATCTATCTCTGCCGCGGCGGCGAACACGCGCTCGGCTTCCTCGGGCCAAAGCCACCGGAGTTGCTTGTTCCCACCGGAGCCCTTCGGGCGCTTGATCCCGAACGTGATACCGCTGTGCTTCAGGACGGCCGATATCGGCGTGTAGACTTGCCGGTTGCGCGTGGCTGGCGAGCCATCCGGGTACAGCTCAAGCGCGATGTCCTCGATGACGTCTTGCGTCACGTCGGCGAGGAGGAATGCCTCACCAAGGTGCTCCCCGATCCGGTCGAGAAAGCGGCAATCGTGACCGGCGTTGCCGTACCTCACTGCGGCGCGGACGAAGGTTGGCGCGCCCTTTTCTCGAAACTCACCACGTTCGATTTCTCGTTTCCAGCGGTCGATGACCTTCCGGGCGAGCGCCGCCGAGCTAGCTTTCGTAGTTCGGTCAACGTACCGGCCGAGGTAGGTTCCCCGACCACGATAGAACGGCGACGCACCTTTGCGCGGGGGGATGAGCCTGATGGGCATGACGGGGCCTCGTTCGGCAGGGCAGCGTATAGTGCTGCGAACTGCGCCTCGCTGAAAAGCTTCTTTGCGCCGGCTTGGCTCCAATACCGCTTGCCGCCGTTGTCGAGGGTCGCAAGGAAGCTCTGGACCCACCTACGCGACTTGGACAGCCGCGCGGCCACCTGTTCCATCGTGAGCGGAACAAGCGGCGCGCCGACGATCTCGCGCTCCGCCCTACCCATCGCGTTTCCCCGTCGCGTGCTCCGGCTTTGGCGGGAGGGGAGGGGCCGCTACTCTGAGGTTGCGAGCGCATCGACGCGCGCGTTTCATCGCGGCAGCGTCTAGGAACGGCTTCGCGCGCGCTTCCTCTGCCAGCCGGCTACGGTGCTGTCGCCATGCCCCGCAATGGGCATTGTGCTGCGGCGGCTCTGACTTTTGCCTCGGCGCGCGGCCGCGGCTCCAATAGTCGTCGCGCAGCACGACTGACATCTCCGTCAAGCGGCGCCCGAGGTGTTGATCGAAGGCGTCCATCCAGCTCACCCCGCGCCTCCCTCGCGCTCGGGCTGGGTGCAGGTGGCGTCGCCGTAAAGCGGCCAACCGCCCTTGCCGCGGCAGATGTCACATCTGCTCTCGCACTCGTCGCAACCGCTTTCCGGGTCGACGCAGGCGTACTCCTCAAAGCACGAGTAGATCACACCTTCGCCAGCGCACTGCCAGCAGTCGATCCAAGGGCCATCGTCCATCATTTCCCACCTGTCGCTTGCGAAGCTGCGCTCGGCTGCGGCTCACCGGGAAGGGGGAGGGTGCGGATCGTCTCGGCATAGAGGCGGCCAAGTTCTTCGCGGTCCCGCCAGTGGCGGCGGCATGTGAAGTTGTTGTGCGGGTCGCGGTCAGCCTCATCGGAGATCGCTTCGGCGTTCTCGCGGGCGAAGGCTTGCTCGGCGTCAAGTACCCTCGCCGCTTCCTCCCGCATCCTCTCCGCACCGCGCGCTTCGGCAGCGGCGGTGGCCCGCAGCGCCTTCACGACTTCCTCGGCTGCGTCGGCGCGGGCTTCGGCGGCACGGCGGTCAGCCGCAAAGGCGTCAGCCACGGCCTCGGCGACGACGTACATCTTCGACATCAACCGCCCGTCGCGTGAGACGTTGGACGACCACCCGAACTCGTCGAGCAGCCTAACCGCACGTTGGTAGTCAGGGTCCTCCCTAAGGCGGGTCGCGAGGTCAGGCCACGCTCGCACGCGCTCCCCTTCCCCCGCAGGAGCCTTCGGGGTTGGGTTCGGGTCAGACATTGGAGGCCCCGGGGTTGAGGTCCAGATCGGCGGACAAGTCGCGCGGCCTCTCGCTCCTAAGCGCGGCCTCGGAAATAGCGGCTTCGGCCAAGTCCTCGACCGTGCGCCCCGTCTCCTCCGACACGCGCCGAAGCTGTGAGAGCGTGCGATCATCGACATACACACGCAGGATTGCGCTCATATTTTCCTCTCCATCAGGTACGGCCACACAGGAACGGCCCGGCCGTCGTGCAAGCTCACGAAGAGCCAGGTGAGCGGGCGGGAGAGCATCACGAGTCTCCGGCCTTAGCGGCCCATGCGGCGCGGCTGGTTTTGCGGTGGCGGGCAGCGCGAGCGCGATATCGCCCGTCGATCATTTCAAGGCACTCAGGCCCATCCTGCACACACGGGCAGTCGTCCGATGTCGACAGAACAGTGATGAGCGCGTCGGGCCTTGCCCCCATCAGTTCCAGCAGGAACCCCTTCACCATCGCCGGCGGGAATGGCCCCTTGCGCTCCGGAACACGGTTCGGCTCCCGCAGGATGAACCACGTCCTATGAGCCTCGTCCCTCGTCAGCTCACCGCTCGCCATGGTCGCCTCGTTGAAGGAGAGAGCGGCCTTTCCACTCGCACATCGGCCCGATGCCGCCGCTGTAGGCGCAATGGTCAGCGAGCCGCTTGCTCGTCTCGCCGCAGGTGAGGCAAACGCCGTCGCCCTTCGTGATCAGCTCGCGTGCGCGGCAGTCCAGTTCCTCCGGCACTCTCGCTTCTGGTGAGGTTGAAGGCGGCGGGGCGGGGAGGGCGAGGCTTTCAGTGGCCCATGCGGTACCGCTCGGGACATAGGTGTACCCCGGCGGAGGGAATAACGCGGTGAGGATGGCGTCGGCGGCTTCCTCAAACCCGAGCATGAATACAGACGCTATCCCAGGGGAGAGCCCGGTCGCGTCGACCTTCACATGCGCCCGGATGATCCGCGCCACCGCCTCACGATCCGGCTTCCCGCTTTGCTCGGGAGAGGTGCGAAGGGCGCCAACGTGATCGCGCTTGCAGTTCACGCAGCGGATGAGCAGGCCAGGGGCGTACTTACCGTCTGGCTTTCGCTCATCCACACGAGCGTAGGAGCGACACCCGCAATCTGGGCAGCGCCAGTCCTCCACGTCCGCGCGCTCGTGTGCTGTGGTCATCCGAATAGGCTCCTTGCAGCCGGTAAGGGGAGCTTGCTGAGGGTCGCGGCGGCCCGCTTTTGCGCCTTAACGCTCTTGGGGAAGCCCGCCGATTGGATTGGGCGCGCAGGGGCCGTGCGCACCCCGATGTGCTTTGCCCGAACGGCATCGGCCTTCGCGCGCACTGTCGTCTCAGCCGCCGACTTCACGTCATGGCAGGCGATGTGCGCGGGCCGGTAGTTGCCGATGGCATCGGTCCCGCCTTTCCATCGGGCTTCGACATGATCGGCTTCCCATCCCTCTCGGGTGCCGTCGATGGGAAGCCCGCACAGGTGGCACTTGCCGCCGTTGCCGTCGAAGATGCGGACCCGCTGAAGCTTGGTCAGCTTGCGGCGGGGAGGAAGCGGGGCGGCCATCTAAGCGGCCCTCCGCATGTCAGCCTGAACCTCGCCGTCCAGTTCGTCGGGCGTGCAGCCCAGGATCTCAGCGAGCACAACGACGGCGCGCTCATACCACCGGGCAAACTCGTCTTGCGGCATTGACGCGAAGGAGATCGACGCGGGGACGGGGTAGGGCATTCCCGTGAGGGCGCTGACGCGGGTGGTGAACAAACCCGTCGCGAGCTTTAGGTCGTCCAGCAACACCGTTTCATTCGCCCAGCGATCGGTGTTGTCCGTCACCTTACGCAGGAGCGCAAAGAGCTTCCGATGGTGCGCGACGTTCCTGGGACGCCGGGCCGACAGGAGGATTTCAGAGCCATCCTTCAGCTTGGCGCAGAACTCGTCTGCGAAACGGTCTGAGGGCCATAGCGCCCCGCCGCGCCACATGAATGCCCTGTCTTGAAGGTCACTCATGTGGTCCTCCCTGACTCGGGACGAACCCACTTCTGTTGTCGCGCGGTGATCGCGATAGTCGCGGGCGCGCTGACCACGCGAACACCCTTGCCCTCGCACGCCGGGCAAACGAACCACTCCCGTCCGCGCTGAAGGATGAACAGGTTCTGTGAGCCGAGGCACAGGCGGCACTTCATTCCGCCGCCTCTCGCATGATCCCGAAGAACGCCAGCCGGTCCTCGTACTCCTGTGTGACGAGCATCTGCGCGTAGGGAGCCAAGGAGGCGATGTCGCGCTCCCAAAGCGCTTTCCAAGCGAACACGTCGTCCTTGCCAAGGCACTTAGCGAGGTCATCGCGGATGCCCTTCTGCCATTCCTCGGCGAGGGCCTTTTTCATGGTCGCGTTGAGCGCGCCGATCTCAGCCTGGTTGCCGAGATACCAAGTGCAAAGCTCGCCGGGATCTTCGCACTTGCGCAGGGACGAAATCAGTGTGTCCCACAGGCCACCCGGCTTTTTCTGCTGGCTGGACGAATTGGGATCGACCAGGCGGCCGGTAGCCGGGTTGAGAACCTTCGCGGCGGGTGGGCGACCATCCGTCAGTTCATCGAGTTGAGGGTCTGAGTTGCCGCCTCGGGGGGCCTTGAAGTCGTCAGCCTCCTCCTCGCTATAGACACCATGCAGGCCTGCGAGCTTTAGGATCACCCGGTCCTTGGCCCGCTTCTCAGCCATGGCCCAAACGTAGCTAGCCTGCCGGCCCGTTACCTTGTAGTTCCCGCCCGGCTGCCCCTCCTGCACGATAAGAGCCTCGCCAACGCTCCACTCGGTCACTCCGCTCGGGAGCTGTCCGGTGACAAGCAAAACGGCTTCGTCGCGCTCGGCGCGGAGGATTTTTGGTTCGGCGAATTGGATGCGGATTGCCGCCGCCAACCGCTCAAGCGCCTTGTGCTTAACGACGGTGGCCGATTGCACCTTCCACACGTCGTCCTGGTAGATCGCGACGTTGTTGGATTTGAACAGTTCGCGGATTTCGCTATCGGCGCTCATGCGATCCTCCGCAGTTCCGGGGCGTCCAGGTCGGCCCGGTATTGGTCCTTGCGCTCACGGAGCTTGCGAAGATCGGAGGCGAGGGCGTCAGCCTCTCGGATCGCGCCGTCCAGATCGAAGTCAGCCATGCCCCAGTCCGGTGCGTCCCGGACGTAGTTCCGAACACGCCAGGCCTCATTCGCAAGCGGGATGAGCTTCGTCTTGATCTCCTGGATCACGTCGCCGAACGATGAGAAGCGAGTGCTCACGCTGACCTCCGTTGTGCCCGAAGCTCCGCTTTGAGCTGCTTCGACACGACTTGCTGAAGCTGGTATTCGAGGTAGGAGACCGCTTGGTGAGACGCCTTCGCGTGAGCGATGCGGCGCTTCAGGGCGGCTATCTCGGCGGGGAGGTTGCGGGGCATCACACGGGCTCCGTTTGCTTCGGAGCGGGCGCGAGCATCCGCTGAAAGACTTCGATGTTGGTGTTGACGACGGGTCGGAAGCGGGTGGCGCGGAATGCGCACTCCCGGAACCCGTCTGCGTATTCCCGTGGCGCGTTTATGATCTCGTTCAGTAGCAAACAGGCCACGCTTGGCCCGCCACGAGAGGGATCGATAGCCCGGATCGTATAGACACGCCCTTCCAACGGCGTGATCTCACTGCGTAGACCAAGGCGTTCGAAGCGAGCATTCACGCACACGACTTTCTGTCCGACGTAGAACATCAATCTCTCCTTACAGCGTGCTCGCAAGAGCGATCAGGATGGCGCCGCCACCAATGAGGCTGAGTGCGGCGATGAGTTCGCCCATGGCCGACCACCGAAGGCGAGCAGCGTATTCATGGGGCGTCATGTCAGTTGCTCCTCGCAAATTCACCGAACGCAGCTATGGCGGCGACGCGGTAAGCTTCGTGCGCGGCTTCAGGCGTGGGGAAATGACCAAGAAAGACATCCTTGCGGTCGATCATTATGCGCGCGCACCATTTCTGGAGACGCTTGTGGAATACAGCACCCTTCAAGCCCGACTGGCTGTTGCGGTTAGTTCTGCGGTTGGCGTTGTTCTGGCTTCTACTTGCCAGCCGCAGATTTGCGATGCGGTTGTCGGCCCTATTCCCATTGACGTGGTCGATGTCGTTCGGGGGCCATGCGCCGTTTTCATGAAGCCACGCGAGCCGATGCGCTAAATATTTCCGGCCACCTATAGTGATGTATCGATAGCCATTGGCATTAGTGCTCCCGGCAACCGCTCCAGCGCGTAGAGGTCCGACAGCGGTGCGGCACCGGAACTCTCCGGTTGACGCGTCATACGTCAGGCCTTCTAGGAGGCCCTTGTGAGCAGTGGTCACGATGGCCTCCGGGGTTGCGGCGACCCGACCGCGCCGCGTCTCAAGCAGCCCTTCAAGCTCTGAGATTTGCGCGTCGGTTACGTCGGTGAAGGTATGGGGGATGGCGCTCATGGCGTTCCTCCCGTGGCTTTGGCGAGCCCAAGAGCTGAAAGCTCTTCTTCAGAAGCCCGTCGAACTTCCGCGAGCACCGCTGCTGCGCAGTCGTGCCAAGCCTTTCGGCCTTCCTCCCGGTAGTATTTCAGCGCAGCCCCGTTCGCGATGGCCGCTCTTTCCGTGATGCAAGCAAGTGCTTGCCCTCGTGTGATCGCGTCAGCCTCCACCGCGCTCATGGCGTTCCTCCCTGCGCTACGGGGTCAGCAAGATCCTCTTCCTCTTCCTCCTCGATCTCTTCGCCCGTCGCATTCGCGTAAGCCTCGGCATCCGTGGCGAACGGGCCTTCGCAGAAGCCTCGGTGGCAGCCGTCATCATCGACAGCGGACCAATGCCAGCCGTCGCGGGCGCGGTAGACCTCGAACTCAGTGAAGCCGGAGTAATCGGGGAAGGAGCGGTAGTGCTGGCCCTCCAGGCTCGGCACCCTCGGCATGAGCGCTTCGGCGTGACTGGCGACAGCGCGCGCGAACTCGAAGGGATTGGTGGCGGTGCGAACCGCGTCGGCGGCTTCGCGGAGATTGTGGGGGAGGGCTGACATCAGCGCACCTCCCGAACGGGAGAGTTACCGCGCTTGCCCCATACCGGGTTGTATTGGCCCCGCTCACCAATGACACACCAGCGGAGGTCGCCCTTCATGGTCATGCGGTCGGGAGTGTCGTCCTCAACGGACCCGGCGACGTGAACGAAGTCGCAAGTGCCCTTGGCCAGAACCTTGATCCGCCAGATCCCGTCCCTGTCGTATTCCACCTCGAGAAGCGTGCCGTCCGAGAACGCGAGAAGCGAAGGCTCGTCGCTGCGGGGGTTCAGTTCTTCGGAAAGCTGGCCCTCAATCTCTATGAGGTCGTCGCTCGCGCCGTAGATCACGGTCTCTGCGACGGCGGGGCTTTCGGCGGCTGCGCTGTTCATGGGTCATGCCTCAGTGGCTATGACCAGATCATACGCACTCCGCGTACGATGTCAAACGCAAAACGCGTATGGCCTAAAGATTTTTTGGATCGGTGACGACTTTAATGACGACGCCAACGATGAGCACGCGCGCTTCGTGCCCGCCTCGGTCACCGTTTAGGGCGATGGGGTCGACGAATCGCGGGTCGTGGCTCTCTGGCCAAAGCTCACCCCTGCCGTCGTCGCCCCACTTGAAGCGTTTGAGTGTCCACTCGACCTCGCCAGCTCGCTCGCGCTGAACGTGGACGATGCTGCCTTGCTCGTAGCGGATCAGGCCGCTGTCGTAGCGGACGCAAACGACCTCGGCGCCTTCCGGGATGATCTTGTTCATCGAGGGCCCGATCACCCGCAGCCCGTACTGTACATCAGCCGGGTAGCCTAGAATGAATGGGAGAGAGGTTTCTGCCATGGGCGCATCGAAGCTAGGCGCAGAAGGCATCCAATAGGAAGCCTGTACTTCGCCTATGATCGGCAGCGGCGACAGTTGCACTTCGATAGCGTTAACCTGGACTTTCAGGTCATCAGGAATCGGCAGGCCAAGCATTGAGTATGCGGTAGCTTGTCCGCCCGGATTTCTAAGGTCCGGCACCGGCTCATCCAAGAGTGGGCGGAGGTCTGCAATCCCTATGGGCGGGTCGCCGCGACCGAACAGCGCTTTGGCGAAAGCCTGTCGCTTCGGAACGCGCACCTGGGCAAGCGTCATGTCGGCGTACTCGAAGCGCTGATATCCTGACCCGCCCCTGTAGCCAGCTCGCTTCGCGAACGTGTCGATGCTGTCTCCCGTGCGCTCCCGCAGCCGGCGCAGGGCTTCTCCGAACCCGTTCTGACGAAGCTTCACCATGCGGGCGATTAGCACCATCGAACCGTACGCATTCTACGTTTGACAGGCGTACGCGGAGTGCGTATAAGGCAGCATGACCCCAGCGGAACGGATCATCGGAAAGTTCGGCAGCCTCGGCGCCCTCGCCAGGGCTCTCGGGCATCGGAACACGTCGACGGTCCAGGGTTGGAAGGAGCGCGGCATCATCCCCGTGCGGCACGCCTCTGACATTCAGAGCGCGGCGCGGGCGGTCGGGATCGCCGTCACGGCTGAGGACTTTCTGCCGACAGCTTCTCCTAGCTCTGCATCCGAAAGCGGAGTGCAAGCGGCATGATCTGGCTTGCGATCCTCTATCTCTCGGCCTTCGCCATCTTCCTTGAGTGCGTTCATCGCGCGCCTGTTGCTGAGGGCGAAGAATGACGACCGACGATCTCGTCCGCTCATTCGTTGATCGCGTCCTGAGGCTCAAACAGGAGCAGGACGCCCTCGCATCGGACATCCGCGAAGTCTACGCCGAAGCAAAGAGCGCGGGCTTCGACAAAACCGCTCTTGGCAAGGTCGTAGATCACGTCCGCCGGGTCGCGAAGGACCCCGGCAAGGTCGCTGAACTGGATGCCGCGTTCGACGACTACCTTCAAGCCTACCATCGCGAGCCCTCGCATACGCATGCGCGTGAGGGGGCAGCATGAGCGAGTGGCAGCCGATAGAGACAGCGCCGATTCCGCTCTTCGACAAAGAGCGCTGGTATATGACCTCTTTGCGCGTCCTCGTGTGGCGCCCCAACTGTGCAGAGATTGGGCACTACTCGTACACAGAACGCGGCAAGGGTAGGTGGCAAAGCGAGTACGGCCGGAACATCAACCCCACCCATTGGATGCCCCTACCGGAGCCGCCGCAATGACGGCTCTCTCACCCACCCAGACCTCGGCAGCAACGCCCCTCCGGCTGCCGAGCACTCTCCCGGCTAGAGCCTTCGGGCTCGCCGGGCCTTTTACGCACGTCAAAACGTCTCGTCTCGATCACGCGCCCGGCCACATAGGCCTGCCAGCTCACGTCCGCGCTCGTGATCTCCAAACCAGTCGAGGGCACTAATGTCTGCGCTCTCGCCTGCACTGCACTTCTCCTCACTCGGAAGCCGAAAGCGGCCTCACCCGATGCACACAGCATCGGAGAGAGTGATGAGGCATCCCCCTGCCATTTCCCGGCAAATGCCGTCTGCCGAACGGGCAGATGCAGCGGCTCGCGTTCACGACTTCCTGCGCGGGATGTACCCGCTCAAGACCGCAGAGCACGTCGCGGCGGATATCGGCGGCAACGCCGACACCATCCAATCGAGCATCGACCGCGGCACGCTCCCGAGCGGCATCTACCTCGGGAGGATGACCTGTGCCTACGGCCCGCCGTTCCTGTGCGCGTGGCTCGGGGACCGGGCTCCTGACTGGCTCGACGCCGCCAAGCGCGAGCAAGAGCAGAAGCGCCTCCGTGCCGAAATCGAAGCCCTGCAAACCCGCCTTGAGAAGGTGTCCGCATGAAGCTGGCCGGGCTCAACAAGCTCTTCTCGGCAGCCCTTTGGCGCCTGTGGTCCGCCCTCACCGCGAAGTTTGTGAAGTGGGGCAATTCATCCGTCGACCGCGCCGAAAAGCGCGACCGCGACGCTCGCTAACTGAGGGAGGATAGCTCGTGAGGACAGCGCTCATCGTAATCGGATGCGTGGTCGTCGGCATCGGCGCGATCTTTGGTCTGAACTACCTCGCATACGGCAACTTCGCGTTCTTCGCACCGAAGTACGAGGCCGTGCGGCGTGACGTGATGATCGAGTCCCGCGCCTACAGCGAGGCGACCACGCGCCAGCTCTACCGCCTCAAGCTCCAATACCAGCAAGCCGGCAGCGACGCCGAGCGCGCCACGATCCGCGCCATGACCCTGCACGAAGCGCAGGCGTTCGACCGCGACCGGCTCCCGGCCGATCTGCGGAACTTCGTCCAGCAAATGGGAGGATAACTTGAAGGGCATCATAATCGCCGCCGGGCTCGCCTCGCTGCCCCTCGCCGCGTGCGCGCCCGACAACTCCGGCGCCGCTCGTGAGACGAGGGCGACCATGCAGCTTGCCGAGCAGGCAGCCGTCACGGTTGGCATGCCTGGCATCGTCAATTTCGCAGAGAAGCGCCAGCTCAAGGCGATCTATGAGCTTCGCGATACCGCGAACCTCGTCACCTACACCTACACGGTCGACATGGCCGGCAAGCGGCACAAGGTATGCCCGTCAACATCGGTTGGCTTCGGCATCCCCTACGCCACCCAGTTCACGGCCCCGAAGGCGCCACGGAAAGCGAAGGCGCAGTACCCAGAAGGCTCGGGGTACACGAATAGCGCCGACTGGGTGACTTTCGAGAGCGAGCAGCCCGAGCCGAACGGCCTCTACATGCCGCAACAAGCGGACGGGACGTGGGTGCTCTGCCTTCACCCCAACGGCAAGGACCTCGCGCCGACCTACGTCGAGCCGCGAGTGGTCGTCTACCTGTTCGAAATGGCCGCAGCCGACTGACACCTTTCGCGCGAACGCTCGCTGACAACCAACAACAGGGGAGGGGATATGTCGGGATTCCGAAGCAGCCTTATGCCTCAGCCGTCTCTCCAAGGACGGCCGGCGCCGTCGTATGTGCCGGCAGAGCGTGTTCGGCCCCAGCTTCCCGCGCCTCCACCCGTACTGGAAATCCCCCGCTTTCTGCACATTGGCTACGCGGCCCGGCGCGAGAAGGCGAAAGAGGTCGAGGGCCGGCTTCAGCACGCGCACGCTCTGTTGGCGAAAGCGACCGCCGAACGTCGCCTTCGCCTGGAACAGAGCGCCGGGGTCGATTTCCTGATTGCCGAAATCGTCGCGGTCGTGTCGGCGATCTCGGGCGTTCACCAAAACGACCTTCTGTCAGCCCGTCGCAATGAGATCGTGTCGCGCGCACGACAGGTCGTGTTCTGGCTCTGCGGTAGGTTCACGAACCGAAGCCTGCCTGATATCGGCCGGCGCGTCGGCGGTCGCGACCACACTACGGTCTTGCACGGCAAGCGGCGAGTGCAGGTAGCGGTCGATTCCATCGCCGCACCTGCGGAGGACACGCCCGAGGCGTGGGCACGAGCTCTCCTGTCCGTTGAATGGCCGAAATACAAGAAGCCGGGGCGGCCCGCATGACCGTCTCCCCCGCAGCTATCCTCGCCCTATTCCGCGCCGGTCGTGACACCTACGACATCGCCCGTGCGCTTGGTCTTACCGAGCCGGATGTCCTCAAGCTTCTCGAGCAAGCGAGGTCCGCAGAGTTCATCGCCAAGCGCCTGAAGGCTGATGCCGAAAGGGCGCGGGCATGAAGCGTCCTGAGGAAGCCCTTCAGCGTGCGATCATCCGTGGCCTTCGCCTAGGCCTCCCGCACGGCTTCATGGTCCATCACAGCCCGAACGGAGGAAAGAGGTCCAAGGTCGAGGGCGCCATCTTCAAGGCCCTAGGCACCGTCCCTGGCTGGCCTGACATCACCATCATGGGCGTCCGGCATTTCGAGGACGGGAAGCCCTTAGAGGCTCCCGAGCCCGTTTGCTGCTTCATGGAAGTGAAGGCGATGTCCGGTCGTCTCACGGACGCGCAGATGAAGTGCCACGACCGGCTCACGGACCTCGGCTTCAAGGTCGCTGTTGTGCGCTCCTGGAACGACGTTGTGGACCGCTGCCGGGCTTGGCAGTTGCCGCTTCGGGTGAGCGCATGAGCGTGCGCATCCTTCAAGGCGACTGCCGGGCCGTGCTCGCCACGCTCCCCGATGAGAGCGTGCACTGCGTCGTGACGAGCCCGCCGTATTTCGGCCTTCGCGACTACGGCGTGGCCGGGCAGATTGGGCTTGAGGCGACGCCGGACGCCTTCGTTGCCGAGATGGTGGCGGTGTTCCGTGAAGTGCGGCGGGTGCTGCGGTCGGACGGGACGTGCTGGCTGAACCTCGGGGACAGCTACGCGAACGACGGCAAGTGGGGCGGACACACGGGCGGGAAGCATGTCAACGCGCTCCACTGCTCCCCGATCGGTCGCAACAAGCGCTACATGGGTCTCAAGCCAAAAGACCTCATCGGCATCCCGTGGCGTGTCGCCTTCGCCCTTCAAGCCGACGGCTGGTGGCTTCGTCAGGACATCATCTGGCACAAGCCGAACCCGATGCCCGAGAGCGTCAGGGACCGTTGCACCAAGGCGCACGAGTACCTGTTCCTGCTGACGAAGAGTGAGCGGTACTTCTATGATGCCAAGGCCACTGCGGAGCCTGTGGCCGAAAGCTCCGTCGCACGGCTTATGCAGCCGACCATCGAATCCCAAGCGGGGTCTGATCGTGTCCCCGGCAAGACCAACGGCACGATGAAGGCGGTCGGATCCACTCAGGACCGCAACCGCCGCTCAGTCTGGACGATCACCACACAACCTTTCTCGGAAGCCCATTTCGCCACGTTCCCGCCCGAGCTCCCCGAACTTTGCATCAAGGCAGGATGCCCGGCAGGCGGGACCGTGCTCGACCCTTTCGGCGGTGCCGGCACCACGGGGCTAGTCGCTGACCGTCTCGGCCGTGACGCCATCCTGATCGAGTTGAACCCGGACTACGCGAGCATGGCGCGGAACCGGGTTCACGGCGATGCGCCTCTCTTTGCGGAGGTCGCTGTCGCATGACCGAAGCCCAAGCCAAAGCCGAAGCTCTCTACGTCTCCATCATGGCTGATGAGGCTGATGGCGGGCTTTTGTCCCGACAGACAATTCGTCTTGCGAACGAGCTCATCCGCATTCTGGCGAGGGGGGAGGGATGAGCCTCGACCCCGCCATTCTGCGTGCGATGGCTGCGGCCGGCGCCAGCACTGAGATCATCATCGCCGCCGTGCAGGCCGCGAAGGATGCTGAGGAGTTGGCGCTTGCCGAAAAGCGCGCGCGGGCGGCGGCTAAGAAGCGTCGTCAACGCGAGGAACGTCCCCCTGTGTCCCCGGGACATCAGGGGACAGAAGGGGACAACGAGGGACAAGTGGGGACCCCCCC